GCATACAAGTACCCCGCAATGATCAAAACAAAACATCAAAACGACACGCCGATCACGGTTCCACGATTTGGAACCGTATGCTAAACTACAGGTGAATCATCGTTCGTCCGAACAGTCTCCAGAGGATTCTAAAGGAAACGAACTATGATGAGGCCAAAGCAAACTGCGACGCCGACATCATACTAATGGTGAACCTGTAAAACAGTTATACAAAAAAATTATGAAAACAACACGAAACAAACAAGCCCACAGCCAACAACTGTGGGCTTTCCCATGCCCTACACTCAAACCGTGAACCACATCCAACTCACCAGACCACCAACAACACCCGAAGAACTCTGGTGGACAGTCAAAGCACTCTTCGACATCGAACTACCCAAAGTCAAAGTCTGCGAAAACCACGCAGCACCCTTCGACGCATTCAGCGACGCCTACTTCGGCAACGAATTCAACTGGGCCCTATGGTACGGATCCCGAGGAACAGGTAAGTCATACATGCTCGCCCTCCTCGCACTCGTCAAAGCAGCACTCCTCGAAATTGACGTCACCCTCCTCGGCGGATCCATGGCCCAATCCAACAACGTCCGCGAACACGTCGAAAAGTTGATGGACAAACCAAACGCACCCATGCACATGATCCAGTCCATGATCCAAACCGAAATCAAATTCACCCCAGGCAACTGGATCCGGCCACTACCAGCATCACAAAAAACAGTCCGCGGCCCCCACCCCTCCATGACTCTCCTAGACGAGATCGACGAGATGGAGAAAAAGATTTACAACGCGGCCATGGGACAAGCACTCATCCAACCCAACAAACGTGGCGTGCTCGTACCAGAAATGGTTGTCGCGTCCTCAACGTGGCAGAACCCTATCGGGACGTTCCAAGAAGTCATTGACGACGCCCGACGCAAAGGCATGCCCGTTTTCACGTGGTGCTTCCGTGAAGTGATGGAACCTAACGGGTGGATGCCAAGAACGTTCATTGACCGTAAACGCGCATCCATCCCCGCCGAAATGTTCCGAGTTGAGTATGAGCTGGGTGAACCAGCGGGTGACGCACGCGCGTTCGACCTCGAGAAGGTCCGCCAGTTCTTCATCAAACAAGACGTTATTGATGAGCGTCATGGTGGTAGTGATGACTTGTGGGTGTATGCGGAACCTGACCCGACAGGTGTTTACGCAGCTGGTGCTGACTGGGCGAAAATGAACGACAAGACAGTCATTATTGTGTGTCGTGTGGATGTAAATCCGAGGGAGATCGTGTACTACCGGCGTATCAACCGGCGACCGTGGCCTGAAATGATCGGCTTGTTCAACGATGCGGTAAACAAGTATTCAGCACTGTCAGCGCACGACGCGACCGGGCTAGGCAACGTCGTTCACGACCTGGTGGATGAGAGAACGTTGAAGGTTGAGCTGGTGGGGACGAAGCGCACCAAACTGCTCACTGAATACATTTCTGACTTTGAGCAGGGCATGTATCGGATGCCTATCAACACGCCTTTGTATGATGCTCACCGGTCTGCCAGTGTTGATGATGTGTACGGTGGGGCCCAAGTTTCGTACAAGTCGCATTTGCCTGATGATGTGGCTGCTGCGGCGATTATGCACCGTGCTGCGCAGAGGATGGCTCCTACGGCTGGCCCGGTGGGTGTTGGTAAGTCTGTGGATGGGCCTACGTATTTGCGTCCGGTGACGCCTGTGCGTGAGCCTGATGGTGTTGTTTACCGTAAGACGGAGGAATACAACGTTGATGTTGGCTGGCTGCCTGTGGGTGAGTCTGGATCTGATGACTCGGGTGTTTTCCGTTTCTGAACATGGCGCGTGTCATGGAGATTGTCATGGCGACTGTGTATGCTTTCACCATGATCATTGTCAGGAAGTCAACGAAAGCCGTTTACCTGCTGCACACGGGAAAGATCACGCTGCTGCGCCCTTCCGGCTGGCAAGCACAGAAGGTCCCCGTGCTCACTGTCGATGAGCAGACGTGGGCCAACCTTGTCCTTACTCACGGTAACCCGATTGGTTCCTAGTGGACTTTTCTGAGGCACTAGCGAAGGCAACAGTGGAATCTTCCCCGGTACGTAACTGCGCCATGAGCCGCATCCTCGAAAACATGACTGAACAGTCACGTAAGCAAACACTTGACGCTCTCGCTGATAGGGACGTTAAGACTGTCCTCATTGAACGGTCGCTTGAGTTGATGGGTCACAAGATTTCGGCACATTCAGTGACGAGGCATCGCCGTGGACTGTGTGCTTGTGTCTAATGGAAGCATCTGAAGCTCTTTCCGTTGCGAAGCTCGAAGCGCAAGTGTATGAACTTCAAGAAGCGTTGGTTCGGGCTAGGCGTGACGTGGCTAAGGCTCGTGACCGTAGTGGTCTCGTTGTTGAGGCTGTGTATCGTTCCGCTAAAGACCACCTGATTGCTCATAGCCTTCCCGCGGTTACCCCGCCTACTTCTGATGTGCGTATGCGTGGGGAGCATGTGGCGTTGTGGAACCTTGGCGATTGGCAGGGAACGAAGGTTACGCCTTCCTACAACACGCAGGTGATGAAAGATCGTGTGCGCCTGTATGTGCATAAGGCTAAATATTTCACGGAGGAGCAGCGTCACTCTCGGCCTGTGCGTCGATGCCATATCGCTTTCGGCGGGGACATGATCGAGGGGTTGTGGAACTATCCGACGCAGGCGTGGGAAGTGGAAGAGGAACCTATCGCCCAAGTGGTGATTGTGGCTGCGTTGATGGCTGAGGTTGTTCGTGAGGCTTTGTCTGTTTATGAGACTGTGGATGTGACGGCTGAGTGGGGTAATCATGGCCGTATCGGGTCGAAGCGTGATGCTGTTCCGGCGGCTACTAATCTTGACCGTATGGCATATATTCTGGCCCGTCAGCATGTGATTGCTGATGTGGAGTCGGGTCGCCTCACGTGGGAGGATTCGATTGAGGATGTGCAACGGTTGACGATTGGTAATTATCGGGCGCTGGTGATTCATGGTGATGAGATTGGTCGGAATGGCTATGCGTCGCCTTCGACGATTGTTCAGCATGTGAACCGGTGGCGGACGTCTTTTCCTTGGGCGTTTCAGGACGTGTACTGCCATCACTATCACACGCCGATGGAGTTGACGTTGGCTGATGGTCGGGGCCGCGTGTATTTCAACGGGGCGACTGAGTCTGATAACCGGTATGCGCTGGTAGGGTTGGCGGCGTCTGGTGTTCCTTCGCAGCGTTTGCATTTCATTGACCCAGATAGAGGGTGTGTTGTGCAGCGCATTGACGTCATTTTGGAGGATTCGTGACTGAGTCTGGTAAGTGCGCGGTGTTGTTTGCTGCTGAGGTGAAGCACCCTATTCAGGTTGTTTTGAATGATATGGATACGGGTGGAAAGATCACTTTGTCGTTTGAGGGTGATTGTGAGCATTTGTTTAACCATTTGTCTTCTGTCATTGATAAGGCGATGGATGCGTTGATGAGTGATGACAGTGAGTGACACGTCAAGAAATGCGGCTCTTGAGGAGATTCTGGCTCGGGTGACTGCTGAGGCAGTGGGCCGGGATGTTCTTGTGTCTGGGTTTGTGATCATTGTTGAGGCTATTGGTACTGAGGATGGTCGCCATGAGTTGGTTACGGTCACTGATGGGCATACGCCGCCGTGGTCTAGTTACGGGATGATTCAGTGGGCTGCTGAGCAGTTGAGTCAGGACAATGGTGAGGACGATTAGCCTCTAACGGCTTGTTTAGTGTTTGTTGTGTTGGCATTATTAAGCGTATGACTCAACAACGATTTGGTGCTGTTGGTGTTGTTGGGCGGAATGAGCAGAAGTCGAAAAGCGATGATGACCGGGCTGATCGTATTCATCGCGCTGCTCAGGTGGGTATTGCGGGTTTTGCCGCAAATGAGCTTGTCTATATGAATCGGACGAATCGCTATCATCGGGCGAAGTTGAATGAGCGGATCCGGTTTGAACGGCACACGAAGGACAATCGGGAGTGGAAGCCTACGGCTTCGTCTCGGGTTCATGGTTTGCGTGAGCATGTGGCTCGTGGCGGTCCTGAGGGTGATCTTGCGCGTGAGCATTTGAGGCGTTTGGGTGAGTCTGAGACGCTTGAGACTCAGCCTAAGTTTGTCCCGAAGAAGTTTGGTCCGACTCCGACGCGGTTTAACTGGCCGCAGGCTGCTACGCGAGGAGCTTTGCGTACTATGAGAGTTGTGAAGTCTGATCAACGTCGTTACATGGCTGGCGCTGGTGTGGGCGCTGGTGTGGGGTTGGCTGGTGTTGGCGCGTCTGTGTATGGGCAGCGTCGTGTTGCTGGCGCTCAAGCGGCTGATGATCGTGCGCGTTCCGCGTTGCGTGATGATTTCCGTTCGGCTAAGAATCGTGCGTTTGGTATGCGTACTGCCGCTCAGGCTGCTGATAGTCAACTTGCGGGTTCAACTCGTCAGTGGAATACGTTGAATGGTTGGTTGGACGGGCGGGGTAAGGATCGCCGTAAGGTGCCTTTGTTTGATGACGAGAAGGCTACTCGCGTGATGGATCGTTCGAATCCTGCTGATGTCGCTGAGGCAAAGCGGGTGCAGGCTACGCGTGCAAAGCAGATGGTTGATCTTGGTGAGTTGAAGAATCAGCAGGAGTTTGCTGCTAAGCACGCGCGTCAGAAGGCGTCTGAGGCTGCGGGTAAGTGGCGTGGGTTTACTGCTACTGCTCCTAAGGTGACGCGTACGTTTGGTCGTGTTGCTCGGGGCGGTCGTGTTGCTGCTGGTGTTGGTTTTGCTGGCATGGTGGGCGGCATGGTGGGCGTGGAGCGTTCGCGTAGTTATGGGTCTAAGCCTGCCCAGCCGCGGTATGCTTCTCAGGCTGTGGTTGGTCGCCGTGCGGCGATTGATCATGGTAAGGCGAAGGCGGCTGCTTATCGGGCGGGTTTGCCTGCCGGTAATATGAGCCGTGATCAGATTGATTCATGGTACGTCAAGGGCTCTGGGGAGCGTTGATGAGTGATGACTCTGTTCTTCGTCCGAGAGAGGGTTCGGTTAATCTTTCTTCGGTAATTAACGACTCTGAAGAGTTGAAAGCTGGCGAGTCGGCTTCTCCGTTTTTGGAGTTGGGTTCGTCTGGTTTGCGGCGTGCGTCTGGGTATCTTGATGAGGAGTTCCTTCCTCAGGTTAAGGGCCGTAAGGGCGTTGAGGTTTTTAAGGAAATGTCGCTGAACGACCCGATTGTGGCGGCGTTGTTGTTTTCGATTGACCGGCTGCTTCGTAACGTAGATTGGCATGTGGAGCCTGCGGGTAAGTCAAAGGAGGACGCTGAGGCGGCTAAGTTTGTTGAGACGTGCATGGAGGATATGTCTCATACATGGGATGACTTCATTTCTGAAGTTCTTTCTATGTTGGTGTATGGCTGGTCGTGGCATGAGGTTGTGTATAAGCGTCGTCAGGGGCCGTGGGAGAAGGATCCTAAGCGTCGTTCGAGTCAGTCTGATGGTCGTGTGGGTTGGCGTAAGATGCCGATTCGTTCGCAGGATACGTTGCTGCGTTGGGTGTTTGATGATTCGGGTGATGCGATTGGTATGACGCAGATTGCGCCGCCGAATTATCGGACTGTTGTGGTTCCGATGGAGCGCAGTTTGTTGTTCCGGTATCGGCATCATAAGAACAGCCCTGAGGGTGTTTCGATGCTTCGTGGTGCTTACCGTCCGTGGTTTTTTAAGAAGCGGATGGAAGAGTTTGAGTCTATTGGTGTTGAGCGTGATCTTGCTGGTTTGCCTATGGTGAAGGTGCCTGCGGAGATGTTGCGGGCGAAGCCGGGTAGTGATCAGGCGAAGAGTGTTGATGCGTTTCGTAAGCTGGTGAAGTCGGTTCGTCGTAATGATCAGGAGGGTATGGTTTTTCCTGCCGCGTATGATCAGGACACGAAGCAGCCGTTGTATTCGTTTGAGTTGCTGGGTGGTGGTGGCGCTCGAGCGTTCAATACGGATGTGATTATTCGCCGGTATGAGGAACGCATTTTGATGAGTGTGTTGGCTGATTTCATTATGGTTGGTCATCAGGGTGGTGGGTCGTATTCGTTGCATACGGATAAGACGGGTATTTTTCGTACGTCGTTGAATTCGATTACGCAGTCGATTGCGGACACGATTAACCGGCATGCGATTCCGAAATTGTTTTTGGTGAATGGGTGGAAGCCTGCGGAGTTGCCGAAGATTGTGCCGACGGATGTTGATGCGCCGGATATTACGGTGTTGTCGTCGTTTATGTCTTCGATGGCTTCGATGGGTGTTTCTTGGTTTCCGGATGGGAATTTGGAGAACTTTCTTCGTTCGGCTGCGCGTTTGCCTGAGTTGGATGATGACCAGGTTGAGCAGCGTCGGTTGTTGCAGATGCGTAGTGAGGCGACTCGTTTTGCTCAGGCTAATGCGGAGTATGTGGCTGCTCAGCAGGGGATGACACCGGGAGGTAGTGATGGCGGAAACCAGTCAGCCGGAGGGCAAGCCTAATCCTCGTGTTGCGGCGGAGCGTATTGCTGCGGGTGCGGGGTTGCTTGCTGGTGCGAAGCTTGTTGGTCATGGTTTGGATTTGCGTCTTGCTCGTCGTGGGACTGCGAATGTGGCGGTTGCTGCTTATCGGTCTGCGCGTAAGCGTCCTGGGGGTTTGTCTTCGGGTTCGCATATTCCTGACGCGGGTGGCCGGTTGGTGCAGCGTGGTATGCAGTTGTCGAGTGTGCCTTTGGTTGTTGGCGGGTATCAGGCGTTGCGCGACCGTAAGAGTGTGGATCGTGTGCAGTTGGGCCGTGATGTGGTGAAGCCTGCGGTGCATTATGCGACGTATCAGGATCGTGTTGCGAAGGCTTTGTCTGAGTCTGAGGCGCGTAAGTTGGATCGGCATAGGTCTGCTGGTCGTTCGTTGTCTCTTGTTTCGGGGACGATGGGTTTGACTGCGCTGGGGTTGCGTACTCCGCAGGGCGCTAAGGCGTTGGCTTCGCGGGGTGTGCGGTCGGCGCGTCTTGCTCAGGTTGCTTCGCGTGAGGCTGCTGCGACGTCTGCGTCTAATACTCTTGGTGTTGGTGCCATTGGTGTGGGTTCTGCTGGTTCGTTTAATTATGCGGCTCAGCAGCGTTTGGAGCGTCGGCGTGATCCTGTGTCGAAAATGGTGGCGGTTCGTCGTTTTCATGGCACTACATTGGCGAACGCTAGAAGCATTAAGCGTGAGGGGTTTATTCGGCCTTCGACGGATGGACTTGGCGGCCCAGGGGCTTATACGTCTGCCAGCCGTGAGCAGGCTAGCGGATATGCTCATCGCAGCGGCTTTAAAGAAAAAAAGAAACATCGTGTTGTTTCTTTTTTGACGCCTCAAGCAGGTGAGTCTATGGGAGGCCCGAGCCGTCTGTATCCGAAGGGTATAGACGCTGCTGCGCCTAAGTTGCTTCGGGCTCCTTTGCCGAAAGAAATACGTCGAGACGACATCATGAGTCGAGCTAGGAAACGCGATATAGCGCGTTCAGTGGAGAAGGCTCTTTCTCCAAAGGAGTTGGCGCGTGCTAAGGCGCGTGCTCGTGCTGCTGGTCGCCCGTATCCGAATGCTTACGACAACATGGTTGCCGGGGGTATGAAAGTTGAGAAGGCGTCTGTTGCTGCGTTGGGGCGGTTTAATCGCACGTATCAGCAGATTGCTGGGCCTGTGAGCCGCACGGCTCCTATGACTGCGCTCGGCCGTAAAGTGGAAGCCCGTTTTGATAGGCGTGCTTCAGGGATCCTTGACGAGATTATTCCGTCTGATTTTTTGCAGTCAGGCGCGCGCATCAAAAACAAGTCGTGGTTGACTAATGAGAAGGGGCGGTCTGTTTCGCCTCTTGGTGCGCGTACTTTTCAGGCTGATATTACGTATCCGCATCCGGAGACTGGTCGGCATCGTAGGGCTGGTTTTGTTGAGGCGATGGTTTTGCCGACGGGGCACGTGAAGGTTAATAACATGAAACTTGAGCCGTGGGCTCAAGGTAATGGAATTGCTTCTGGTCTTGTTCGGGAGATCCGCGGTAATTTGGGGGATTCAAAGTCTCCTGGGATGTTGTGGCGTTCTGCTGGGTATACGGAAGATAAGAGCGCTATGGATGGTGGCCGTCAGGGTTATACGGCGTGGAGGCAGAAGGGCATTAAGTATGTGCCTGGGTATGCTTATGGCGGGTATGCGGCGCGCACTATTACTCCTGAGCTTTCTGGTTTGAGTCCTAAAGATGTGCGTGCTGTTCGTAGCCATATTCGGGGTGCTCGTCTTGGTATGACGACGCCGGAACGTGCGCGTTCTAAGTTGTCGCCTGAGGCTCAAAGTTTTCTTGCTGGTAAGGAGAACGGTCAGCCTATTGACTGGTATGGCATGTTGCCGGGTGGTCGTCCTTTCTTGGGTAAGACTCGTCGTGCTGTGGGTTATTCGACTCTTGCTGGTGCTCCTGTGTATGGGGCAAATAAGTGGGAGGAGCGTGAGCATCCTCGCGGGAGCGGTGGTGTGTTTGTGAGAAAGATGGTTCAGGGTGAGGTGGTGAAGGGTTTGCCTTTCCTTGCGAAGTATGGCCCTACGGGGAAGATGATTAAGGTTCTGAATCGGCATGATAAGGACTATTTCAACGTGTTGCTGGATGGTCGGCAGACGGCTGTTCATCAGAAGCATTTGACGTTTGTTCCGGGTCAGAATCGTCCAGGCGCTGTTGCGCCTGCCAGTGAGGGTCCTCGTGTTCCTATGCCTGATTGGTTTAAGCAGCGGGTGAAGGACAATAAGTGGGATGATTTGGCGAAAGCGATTGATTTTCGTCGTGTTTCGCCTGAGTCTGAGGCGGGTTACCGTCATTTGAGGTTTGAGCGTAACGAGAATCGGGCTAATGCTGTTGGTAACGCTGGGTTGACTGGTTTGTCTGGGTGGATGTTGGCTCATGATGCGCGGCGTCGTCCTGTGAATCGTCCTGCTGTTGCGGTGACTAGTGCTGCTATGTTGGCGTCTGGGTATACGTCTGCGAAGTCTGCGAAGATTGCGCGTCGTCGTAGTAGGAGTTTGTCTCGTATTGAGGCGAAGGCTTCTGATCGTGCGCGTGCTGGGTTGTATGGTCCGGGGCGTGGTTTGTCGCCTGTGGATACGACTAGTGCGCGTTATAAGCGGTACGCTAGTGCGATGGAGGGTGTGTCGTGACTGATTTGGTGAGCGTGATTGATGCGGCTTTTGCTGCTGATCCTGAGGGCGCGGCTGTTCTTGTGGATGAGGCTGTGTCGAATTATGTGATGGATCTGCTTGAGGCGAATGATGCCATGTTGCAGGCTTACGCTGCGGATGAGGCGCAGGAGCGTACGAGTGTTGCGAAGGCTGCGCTTGGCCGTCTGTACGTTTCGCGGGTGGCTGATGGTACGTATCCAGATGATGACTTGTTGACGACTGCTCGTTATTTGGCTGGTATTGAGGAGTTCATTTCTAAGGCTCGTTTTGGCGAGATGTGGAATATGAACGGTAAGAAGAAGCAGGTTTTTGTTGAGCGGGATCCTGCGACTGGTCGTTTTGGTCGTGTGGTGGATACGCAACGTAAGACGTCTGCGCTTGGCGCTGGTGCTGGTTTGTCGCCTGCGATTGTGGCGACTGGAAATATTGCTGATGGTAAGTATTCGGATGGCGTGAAGGATAGTCCGGAAGAGAAGCGCAAGTTGGACGAGCATCAGTCTCAGTATGAGCAGGCGTCTGGTCATGCGAAGGAGTTGTATCGCCAGTTCGGCGGTGATTCTAAGGGAATCATGGTTGAGATGGAGGTTTTGCGTGATGGTCAGAAGATGCAACCTTCGTTGTCTTTTCCTTTGAGTGCTGCGCGTAATGGTTTGCCGAATGACGTGGCGATGACGTTGAATCCGTTGAGTGATCAGATCATTTCTCTTGAGGTGGCTGTTTCTCCGGATGCTTCGTCGGCTGCTCAGAAGCGTGTGGCTCGTTTTAATACGTTTGGTTATGTTGGCGGGGATGCTGCGACTACAGCGTTGGATAGTGGTTCTTTTAAGCAGACGTTTGGTCGCCGCGGTGTTGATGAGTCTGGTTCTGCGGTGTTGTTTGACCGTATGAGGGGCGCGTCTAACATTTTGGCTGCTACGGGTAACGCGAAAGCTGCTGGGTTTGCTGGTCTTGTGGGCACTCTTGGTCCTGAGGCTGAGGAAGTGTTGGGTCCGTATGTTCGTCAGTCTGCGTATCGGTATCGTGGGACTGAGAAGACTCCGGATGCTTCGCTTCGCCAAGAGTTCGCTAGCCAGGATATGAAGTCGGTGCGTGCTATTGCTGATGGTAATGTTGCTGGTTCTGCTTTTGATGATGAGCAGGGTTTGCGTGGTCGTGGCATTGTGACGGGCGCGTATTTGGCTCGTCGTCGTGATGCTTCTGGTGATCAGTTGGCGTTGCAGGTGCAGTCGGATGTTGCGGCGGCGCATCTTGCGCGTACTTTGCCGACTGATTCTTTTACGGCGCGTTTGAGTGAGGCGTCTGGGCATGTTTTGCCGAGTCAGGGTGTGCTGATTGATGCGGACGGTAAGGTGGTGTCGCAGTCGGTTGGTTACGCTGATGACCATTATTTGCCGTTTAATTTGAAGAACATGGCTGCTTTGCGTGGTGGTCAGTATGTTCGTACGCGGGTGGCTGGTGGTTTGACGGGTGAGGACATTTACGCGTCTGTGTCTTCTGGTGCACGTATGGCGACTGTTGTTTCTTCGTCTGGTGTGTTTTCTCTTGAGTTTGATCCGAACTTTCGTGGAGCGCGGGGTAATTCTGATAAGGCTCGCCAGATTTACGGGCGTTATTTGAAGATTCTTGATGCTGTCAACAATTCGGGCATGTATTTGAAGGATGTTTCTCCGCAGGTTTATGACGACGCGGATCGTACGGCGAGGCTGTTGACGTCTAATTTGCCTGCCAGTGCGGATACGAACGATGAGCGTACGAAGATTCGTAACCGTATTTTGGATGAGAAGCGTGATGAGCAGCGTTCGGGTATTAATCCGGAGGAAGTTCAAGCTGAGGCTGAGGCTGCTGCTCGTAAGGAGCCGGGTTTTGCTCGTTTGAGTGGCCAGGAACAGGCTCGTCGTGTTGCTGACGTATATGACGAGATCAAGTTTGAGCGCCAAAATGAGTCTGTTCAGGATTTGGCGTTGAATGCTGCCGGGTATGAGGTTGCTTTGAAGACGTTGCAGCAGCAGTTTCCGTATTTCATTCGGAATGTGTCGTATGAGCCGCTTGCGACTGGTCGTACTGGTCGTGAGGGTTCTGGCTTTTTGACGTCGCGTGGCGCTGATGATCGTGTGGGCGCGGTGTTGCAGTCTTCTTCGCGTCGGGATCGCGGGTATACGCCTGCTGGCCAGTTGCGTCCGTCGGTTGGTTATAAGAAGCCTGCGGCTAGCGGTGCGACTAGTAGTTCTTCTGGCGGAGTTAGTAGTTCGTCTACGCCTAAGTCTTCTGAGGAGCCTAAGTCGCCTGATGCGCCGAGTGCGCCTTCTGCGCAGCGTTCGGCTCCGTTGTTGGATCGTTTGAAGTTGTATGACGCTCCTGCTAAGACTGCGGTGAATCAGGCTTATACGGCGTTGAACTCTACGGTTTCTAGTGTGAATACGGTTCAACCGGCGCATGATTCGTGGCGGGACGCGGTTGATTCTGGTGATTCGAATGCGATGGCTGCGTTTTTGCTGAAGGATCCGCGTGAGTTGCGGTCTTTGATTGAGTCTGACCCGGTTGCTTTGCGTGTGGCGTCTGATTCTAAAGCTATGACGAGCGCGTTCCGTTATTTGTTTGGTCCGTCCGTTAAGGACGATGTTATTGCGCATGATTCTTCAATGAGTGAGGCGTTTGGTGGCGCTAAGTCATCTTCAGACGCGGGCAAGTATGTGGTGTCTTTGGTAGATGATCTTGTTTCTGCTTCTAATTTGATTAATCCGTTTAGCGGTGTGGGCGATGACCCGTTCTATATGGGGGCTAAGCCGCAGTTGACGAGTAATCTTGTTGGTATTACTAACCGTGCGCAGTTGAATGCGTTTGAGGCTGGTCCGGGTAGGGCTATTGCTCTTCTTCCGGTGCCTTCTGATACTGAGTCTCTTTTTACTGCGTTGAAGGGTTTGCCTGACGCATGGGAGAAGGCGCGCTCTGAGGTTGTGAGCAACCCGGCTAGTCTTTTGCCGAAGATGGCTCAAATGTCCGGGATCCCTCCGGAGGGTTTGCAACTTTTGACGGGTAAGAATAATCCGGGTCCGTCTGATTTTGAGCCGTCTGCTGTTGCTGCTCAGGCGTTGCTGTTTCAGCAGGCGCGTGCTTTGAAGCGCGTGCGTGAAGTGATTGATGTGATGGATCCTGCGGGGGGTGGTTCCCCAAAAGTGCAGCCCCTCGCGAAGGGGCTCTCGTCCCGACGGGTGCGCGTGTTGCCGCGGGATCACCCGCGCTCGGTGGACGTGATGTTGCGGAAAGCGGTGGGTCTTCCTCTGGTGTAGGGGAGCCGGATCTTTCTGATATTGATTACGACAAGGTGACGGAGATTGTTTCCGGCATTGGTTCGATGATTGGTATGTCGAAGGTGAAGCAGCAGGTGAATACGCTGATTGCGACGAGTGTGTATAACCGTCGTCGTGAGGCGGAAGGTTTGCCTGTTGAGCAGGACACTAAGCACATGATTTTTGTGGGTAATCCGGGTACGGGTAAGACGGAGATTGCTCGTTCTATTGCTCCATTGTATAAGGCTCTTGGTTTGGTTCCTTCGGATAAGTTTGTTGCGCCGAAGAAGTCGGAGTTGATTGGTACGCATCTGGGTGAGACTCAGACGCTGGTGCAGGAGCAGTTTGATAAGGCTCGTGGTGGCGTGTTGTTTATTGACGAGGCGTATGCGCTTGTTCAGGGCAAGGATGATATGTATGGCCGTCAGGCTGTGGATACGTTGCTTGAGTTGATGGAGAACCATCGTGATGACACGGTGGTTATTCTTGCTGGTTATCCGAAGCAGATGGGTGAGTTTCTTGCGACGAACCCGGGCTTGGAGTCGCGGTTCACTACCAGCATTGAGTTCCCTGATTATTCGTCTAAGGATTTGACGAAGATTGCTGGGCTGTTTTTCAAGAAGGGTGATTACAAGCTTGATAAGCGGGCTGCGGAGTTGGTTGGTTCTGCGGTGAGTGAGTTGGGTGAGGGTAATGCTCGTAATGCCCGCAACATTGTTCAGGCGATTAGGCAGGCGCATGTGCGCCGGGTTGCTAATGCTGAGGACGCTGATTTGACGCGTATTACGGCGGAGGATGTTGAGTTGGGTGTTGCTCAGTATCGGGCTCAGCGTCTGCGTGCTGCTAATGTGAACGCATAGTTTTGTCTATGTGAGGGTTGTTGATGGACCGCTGGTGGGATGATGAGGGCGCGGCTCGCGTTGTTCTGGCTGGTATTGATGGCCGTGACGTGGTGCAGGGTGTGGGTTCGGCTGTGTTGGGGTATCACGCGCTTGCGAAGTCGGCGTTGGGTGGTTTGACGGGTCGTTCGCTGGTTGATGCGGCTGATGTCGTTGACGCGTTGAATAGCGCCGATTTTTCTCCCGTTGCGAAGGCGTTGTCTGCGGCTGTTGAGCCGGTGATGGGTGATGCTTCGAGCGAGTATGGTCGGTTGTTGGCGTCGCAGATTCATCAGGATGCTGTTGAGGGTGTTTCTCATGTGTTGACTGTGTGGTCTTCTGCGGGTGTTCCGATGCCTTTTGCGGTGGAGCGTGCTGCTGATGTGGTGGGCGTTCCTGCGAAGCGTGTTGGTTCGTATGTGAATGCTGTGAAGGCTCCTGTGGTGTCTCCTGTGGTGCGTGTTGATGCGGCTGATCGTTCTTTGATGGATTTTGCTTCATATGTGGGTGCTCGAGAGTCGAGCGCGGAAGTGTCGAAGGCTGTTCGTTTCCGTGAGGAAGATCATCGGAGGGATCCTGAAGGTAAGTTTGCGGTGAAGCCTGGTCGTTCTGCTGAGGATGTTGAACGGCTTGCTCGTTTAGAGCGGTTGCAGCGTTCTAATGCCGTTCCTATGAAGCGTGAGGATAAGAAACCTGCGCTGTCTGATTTGATGTCTTTGTTTGATCTAAAGGCTGAACAGCGACCGAACGCTGTTCGCGAACACGCAACAAGGGAACATGCTAAGCGAGAGCATGCTGTTCGTGAGCACGCTAAGCCTGATGTTGCTAAACCGAAAGAGCCGAAGGCTAGGAAAACTCCATCTTTAAGTAAGCTTCCTAGGGCTGTTACGCAGAGGGAGCTTAAAGCGAAGATTGTTGAGCAGCCTTTTCATGTCGCGCATGACGTGAAGGATCACATCGCTTATGTCCCTATTCGACTGTTGCAGCAGTTTGAGAAGGATGGTTTTACTGCTGGTGACGTGAAGCGTTTGCTTATTGAGAATCAGTTAGCCACCGAGTTGTATTTTTCTGATCGTAGGATTGTTGAGAGCGACTCGGGTGCGTGGTCTAACTTGATGATGGAAAGCGGTGAGCCTATGGGAATGTTGATCATTTCGGGCGCTGTGCCGATTTATGATGGCGGCACTGATGGTGAAGGTTTCTCTGTTCCGAATCAGGCGCGTTTTTCTTTTCAGGACAGCAATCCGGATCCTGTGATGTTTTCTGGCAGAGATACTCCTGTTGGACACTATGCTTTGGTTCCTCAGCAGTGGCGTTTTACGTACGACGGTGAGGAGCTTGGTAAGTCGCGCGAGCAGTGGCGTGTGGATGGCAAGTTGCGGATGGTCAATGTTGAGCGGGACGCGGATGGGAAGTTTGCTGACGTGGATCCGCGGTTAGAGCGTCTCGCTCGTTTGGAGCGAGCTAATCGGCCTGTCGCTCGGCAGGAGAAAAAGGTTTCTCCTACGTTGACTGATTTGTCTGCGCTGTTACCTGCTAAAAGCCGGGAGGCTTTTCAGCCTCGGCATGCTGTTCGCGAACATGCCGTTAGGGAGCATGCGGTTAGGGAACATGCTGTTCGCGAGCATGCTATTCCTGTTGAGACTGTAATTAAACCTGCTGTGGCGTCTGCGGGCACACCGAAACGTCCTGCGCGTCGAAAGACTGCCGCAACGCCTCAACCGTCTACGCAAGTTTTTGAGAGGCTTGATTATGGCAAAGCTAAGGGTTACCAGATGTCGTCTGCCCATTTCATGGACATGCTTGCGGGTGAAGATTCACGTACCAGCCTTGCTGTAAACGACCTAGATAGGGTTCTTGGGGCTACGTTCACTGCTCGCATGAAAGATCCTGGGTATGTTTTTGAGGACAGCCCGTTGACGCGTTTTTCTAATCTAATGCACAACTACATTAGCGTCGGTAATGGATCAGAAGGCGAGGTTTTGTTTGAACAGCGTGTTTCGGCAGATTCCGGAAGCCTTGCACAAGTGCAGGATCGTGCTGTAGAAATTCAAGAGGATCATTACGCCCGCGAACGCATGGAATCTCCGTACACTGCTTTGAGCAGCGGTGTACGTGTTGATTCTGTGGACGGGAAAGTTGTAGCCGTACGGGTTGCTTACGACCCCGGAGATCCCCCGGTTTTTGTTACCGGTTCTGACGCCGCGTTGAAGGCGTTTCGGACTAACAAGGACGTTCGTATAGCAATTCACGAAAGTCCATTTGCGAAGGAGTCATTGGCGGAGGCGTTTACTATGTCGCGGCGTGAGTTGGGGGATATTGGTAACGTTCCTATCCGTTTGGTGACGGTAAGTCTGCCCGGGGAATACTGATTCCTTGGTGGCGTCTGTTACTTTTGTGCGGGATGATAAGACTAGCCCTAGGTGGAGGTTTGTATGGATTCGCGTCGTGTGGTGAAGTCTCTTTACGAGGTGGATCCTAATTTTGTTGCACTGTGTGACACGTTGTTTGGTCCGACGGTGGATAGTGCTGACGTGTGGTCTTATTTGTATGACCGGGATGCTGTGTCGAAGATGAGTCCTGCTCCGTCTGATGTTTCTGTGCCGACTGGTGTGAGTAAGCCTTCGCGTGGTGTTTTGGTTCCGAAGCCGCCGATGCCGAAGCCTGCCGCGGTGAAGACTGCGCCTCAGCCAGCGCCGATGGCGAAGAAGCCTGCGTCTCCTGTGTCTTCGGGGACTGTTGTGAAGTCGTATGACGTGGTGTGGAGTGGCGAGTTTTCTAAGCTTGATTCGGATAAGCGTCAGGCTTTTGGGTGGGCTTCTGTTGTGGAGGTTGATGGTCAGCCTGTGGTTGATTTGCAGGGTGATTGGATTACTCCGGACGAGTTGGAGCGTGCGGCGTATACGTATGTTCAAAAGTCTCGTGTTGGTGGTACGCAGCATAAGCGTGATGAGTTTGGTAATGCTGTGAAGGCTGGCGAGATGATTGAGTCTTTTGTTGTGACTGATGAGAAGATTGAGAAGATGGGGTTGCCTGCGGATACTCCTCGTGGCTGGTGGGTTGGTTACCAGTATGAGGAGGGGGATACGTGGGCTGATATTAAGGCTGGTCGTAAGACTGGGTTTAGTGTTCATGGTCGCGGTAAGCGTGTTGAGGCTGAAATCTAATGGCTTTGTTTGAGCCTCGTTCTTATGGGCGTATGCCGGATGATTTGATTATGCCGTCGATTGGTATTCCGTCGAGTCGTGTGTCTTCGGATCCTGTTTCGCCGTTGGCGATGTTTGCGTCTAGCCGGATCATGCTTGATAACGGTGCTGCGTTGATGGGTCGTAAGCTTTCGCGGGCTGAGCGTCGCCAGGGGTCTCGGAATGCTTACGCTTTTGTTGGTGCTCGTGGTTTGGCGTATTCGCCGTTGGAGATGTTGGGATGAGCGGCGGTGTTTCTTCTGGCACTCCTTCTTTGAAGGAGGCTCGCACCGGCCAAGTGTTGAACGGTGTGGCGACTGCTGGTGGTTTGCATGCCGCGTATTTGACGGGTAAGGAAATTAAGCGTGCGGTGAAGACTCCTGCGTCTGATGTTCCTTCCGCGGGTAAGGTTGTTGGGCGTTTGCGGAAAGTTCCCGGCATTGGTCGTGCTTTTAAGGATCCGAAGAGGGCGGCTTTGGCGTCGCTTGGTGGTTGGGGTGTTTTGCATACCGCTGAGTTGGCTAGTGATGCTTTGTCGGCTCGTGCGTTACATCGTCAGGCTCGGCAGGCTAGCGAATCTAAGGTGGTTAAGGGTATGTCTTATTTGGGTGTTGATCCTCGTAATGGGTCTGGTCGTCGTATTGTTGAGGTAAGAAAAGCTAATCCGCTTTCTCAGATTAAGTTTGCTCGCACTATTTCTCATATGGGTGCTGTTACTGGGCCGTCAGCGAATGCTGTTGCTGGGTCTGCGCGTTCGCAGGGGAAACTTGTTGATGCGCGTTTGGCTCGCCGTTTTGAGCGGGCGCAGCGGGGTCCCGCTGTGGCTGAGGCGAAGCAGGCTCGTCGTGACGCTTTGGTTTCGGCTCGTAAGACTCCTACTGGTCAAACGATTGGTGAGCGTCGCGCTGCTGTCCAAGCGTCACAATCGGCTCGCGCTGGTGGTACTAATGTTGGGTCAATGGAGCGTGCGGCGAAGGATAGGGCGCTGGCTAATGCGCAGCGTGCTCGTTCGGAGCGTTTCGCTAGCATGAGTGGCCGTGAGCGCGTTGGTGCTGCGGCTAAGGAAAAGTTTGGTAACGCTAGTCTTAAAACGAAGATTGGTGTGGGTGCTGGTGCTACAGGTGCTGGCGCGCTGATGGCTACTGGCCGTAAGAAGCAGCCTGCTAGTCAAGAGCCTTCGTACGCTATGTATGGTAAGGCTCGGCATTTTGATCCGGAAAGCGACCGTCAACGTCGCATGGGAATGTACGCTGGTGTTCTTGGTGGTGGTTCTGTTGCTGCTGGCTCTATTGCAGGTCGCGGCGGGGAGTTTCTTTCGGCTAATAAGGTTGTTGATGGCCGTAAGTTTTATGGTGTTCGTGGTTCAAAGCGTGGTTTGATTGCTGCTGGTCTTGCTGGTGGTTTGGGTGCTGGTTCTGCTGCTGTGTATGGTCGCGGTGTTTCTCGTCGTAATCAGCCGTGGAACTGATCTACTTTTTTGTTGTTTGTAAAATATTTATGGCGTATCCCTATCGCGCAGGCGGGAGTTGTGCTCCATGATTAGTTCTATGGGTAGGAAAGTGAACAAGCTGTTTGACCTCGAGTTTGATGAGGTTTCTTCTGTTGACCGTCCTGCTAACCAGCACGGTTTGATTGCGTTTTCTAAGGCTGCGAATGCCGCTGACATGATTGAGGAGAGTCGCGTGACAGATCTGTACACCGATACTGGGCTTCCTGTTGATGAGGATGATCTGGAACATGGCGACACTGTCTTCGATGAGGCTGGTAATGAGTTTGTTTTCGTTGCGGATGACGAAGACGACGATGACGAAATTGGTAAGGCGCTTTCAATGAGTGGTTTGCGTACTGCCGCTAACCAGTTTAAGACTGGCATGAAGGGCGAGATTACTAGCGGACCGTCTGCTGAGGGTGCTGCGAAGCTTAACCCGATGGCGCAACGTGTAGGTTTTGGTGCGCGTAAGAATGGTAAAAAGATTGCTGCTGGCACCGCTGCTGGTGTTGGTGTTGGTGGAGGAGGAGCGTACATGATGCGTGACCGTGACGGTGACGGTGTCGGCAAGTCTTTGGGCGATTCGGTGCTTGAGCAGCTTTCGAAGGCTGTTTCTGAGTCTGACCGTGAGTTCATTATCGCTAAGGCGTTGGACGAGGTTGAGATTGCTAAGTCTCAGGCTCAGGCGGCGCAGGATGAACTGGCGATGCTTCAGGATGAGCGTGTGACTGAGGCGTTTATTGCTAAGGCTGCTGAGTACAACCTCCCGGTTCACCCTGGAGTGTTTGGTCCGATTTTGAAGGCTGCTGCTTCGGTCCTCACTGATGAGGAGTTGGACATTCTTGACCATGTTCTGACTGCTGCCGGTGACGCGATCTATGACGAGGTTGGCCTCGCTGGTGGTGCTTCGAACTCCATTTACGATCGCGTGAATGGTTTGGCTTCGGAGATGGTCACTAAGTCTGCTGGGGATTTCTCGCTTGAGCAGGCTTCGACTGCAATGTTCGCTGCTAACCCGGACGCGTATGACGCGTACATTTCTGAACAGAACGGATGGTGACGTAAGAGATGGCTTTCGACGAGAATTTTCATTCTGCGAGTTTCGCGGCTGACTCGAGCATCGGTATTTTTACTGGTGTTCCTGGTCAGACTGGTGCGGCTTCGCCGAACAACGGTCGTATGTACCGTTTTGTGAAGGTGACTGGTAAGTACACGGTTGGTCTTTGCACTACGAAGGCGTCGGATCGTTCTGTTGGCGTGTTGCAGAATAAGCCGCAGCAAGTTGGTGGTGCTGCGTCTGTCGCTATTCGCGGTATTTCTTATGTTGAGTCTGGTGGTGGCGCTACGGCGATTACCGCGGGTGCTGCTGTGACCTGTGATTCTGTTGGTCGCGCGATTGCACAGTCTGGTACGGAGCAAGTTTATGGTATTGCGCTTCAGTCTTCGTCCACTACGGGCGAACTGATCAGCGTTCTGTTGAAGTAGCCTAGGGCTGAGAAGAGAAGGATCCTAATATGCCCAGTCCCGCTCAGTCCGACCTTCACGTCAATGCTCCGTTAACTAACGTCAGCATTGCGTATCTTCAGTCGGCATCGACCTACCTTGCGGATAAGGTTTTCCCCAAGGTCCCTGTTTCTAAGCAGTCTGATCTGTACTGGAAGTACAGCAAGGCGGATTGGCGTCGTACTGACGCTAAGCGTCGTGCTCCTGGTACTGAGACTCCGGGTTCTGGTTGGAACCTGACCACGGATCAGTATTTCGCGCATGTGTACGGTATCCACAAGGATATTGATGACCAGTTGCGCGCGAACGCTGATTCGAACTTCAACCTTGATCGGGATGCTACTGAGTTCATTACGAACCAGTTGCTGCTTCAGCGTGATATTGACTGGAACGCTGCTTATTTCAAGACTGGCGTCTGGGCTACTGACAAGGTTGGTACCACTGACTTTGTGAAGTGGTCTGACGCTGGTTCGGATCCGATTAGCGATGTTGCTGACATTGTTGTGGCGTTTCGTAAGTTGACTGGTTTTAAGCCGAACATTTGCGTTCTTGGCGCGGATGTTATGAAGGGTTTGAAGCAGCACCCGGACATTATTGACCGTATCAAGTACACCCAGAAGGGTATTGTTACGGAGGATCTGATTGCGACTCTGTTTGATGTGGATGAACTGTACACGTCGTATGCGACTGCTGCGGGTGTGTCTGGTGCTACTGATTTCGGTTCGCCTGCTCAGTTCCCGGATGCTGGTGTTCAGGCTTCTGTGAACACTGTGTTTACTGCGGTTGGTTCGGCGTCTTCGGGTTCTACTGCGGTGACTCTTGGTGCTGCTGATACTCGTATCATTGTTGGTACTCCGGTTTCGGGTACTGGTGTTGCCGCGGGTACTACCGTTGCTGCCGTTTCGGGTACTTCGGTTACTCTGTCGGCTAACACTTCGGCTGCGATTTCTTCGGGTACGTTGACGTTTGGTACTGTCGGTTTCGATTTCATTTCGAACTCGAAGTCTGTGCTGTTTGCGTATGCTCCTTCGGGTCCGTCGCTGATGACTCCTTCTGCCGGTTATACGTTTACGTGGAACGGATATCTTGGTGGTAACGGTCAGGGCATCAAGGTGAAGCGGTTCCGTATGGAGAACATTGCTTCGGACCGTATTGAGGCTGAAATGACTTATGACATGAAGGTTGTTGCTCCGGACTTGGGGTATTTCCTTAGCAGCGCTGTTGCGTAAGGGGTAGTTGTGCATACCATTCCTGCGACTATTAAGGCCGCTAAGGCGATTGTTCTCCGTGGCACGTCATATGCTAAGGATGCGACGATTTCGGCGGCTGATATTGCTGCGCTTCGTAAGTTGGATGCGCTGATTAGCAAGAATGTGTTGTATGCGACTCCTGACGTTTTTGGTCGTAACACGTCGTCGTCGGGTGGTGTTCGTAAGGGTAAGCGTCGCCCGACGCCGGTGTTTATTGGTGCTAAGAGTCGCGTGATTTTGGCTCGCGGTACGACTAATGACTTCACTGTGTCTGCTGTGGTTGATGGGACGCTCACGAAGAAGGTGACGATCACTCTTGTTGGTGGTGAGGCACCGTTCTCTATCAACTGGGGCGATTCGTCTTCGTCTTCGGTGCGTGGTCGGACTGCTACTCGTACATACGCTACGGCTAGTACGTTTACGATTACTGTGACGTCTAGCAACTTTGATACGACGTCTACGACTGCGACAACTACGTAATGGCTGGGCGTCCTCGTAAGGTGCGCGAACCTGTGTATCGGGCGGTACGGCGTCTTGTGATTGATGGTCGCGTGTTTGAGCCTGGTGATGTTGTTCCGGGTGCTGCTTCGTGGCTTCGTTTGGAGTCGTGGGTGAAAGCTCGTCGCGTTGAGTTGGTGGATGCCTGATGTGCGCTTCGTGTGGGTGCGGGTGTAAGCCAGGTAAGCCTGATAAGGGCTGTGAATGTACATGTAAGACGTGTAAAGGGGCTCGCGTGTCTTCGTATGGTGTTGAGAAGTCGTTGCGTGAGTTGTCTGCTTTTGCGGATGAGGTTTTGAAGAGCGAGAGTAAGAAACGTCTTCGCGAGACTGACGCTTATAAGCACGTGGTGTGGAACCGTGACATGTATGGCCATGAGGGAGCTCAAAACAATCGGAAGATTCTCCTTCGTGAGATTCGTCAGGCTCGCCGGGAGAAGGCTGGCAAGTACGCGGCTGTTGGCGCGGGTACTGGTGCTGGTCTTGGTAGTGCTGCGGGTCTTGTCATTGGCGGTCCTCGTGGCGCTTTGGCGGGTGCTGGTCTTGGTGCTTTGGCTGGTGCTTACGGTGGTTTTGATGCCGCGTTGACTCGCGCTGATTATGTTGGTCGTAAGCGTGCGGTGAAGCATCCTGATTATCAGGTGAAGAAGGAAGATCGGCCGTCTAGTGGCAGGCCGTCTGCTGGCCGTATTGCGACGGGCTTGGCTTTTCCTAGTGTTCATCCGCTTGTTGCGGGTCGTAAGGGCCGTAAGCTTGATGCTTTTGGTAATGTTTATATTCCTACGCTTGGCGGCAGTTTTGCCGGCAATATTGCTGGCTCTACTTTGGGACGTGTTGCTGGCCGCGGTAAGCCTGCTGCCGTTATTGGCGGTGCTATTGCTGGTAGCGTTGCTGGTAGTGCTACTGGCAACCTTTATGGCATTAGGCGCAATAACCGTAAGGGTAATTACAAGGCCCAGCAAAACTTCGATAACTAGTTTCAAGGCTTGCTGCTTAAGCTGGTAGTTTGTTTGGGGTCGTTTCGACGTTAGGCTGTATGTATGTGGTCTTATAGCGGCGATCCTTCGTCTTCTGAGCGTGACCAGGTGCGTTTTTACGTGCAGGACACTGATGAGGCTCGTCCGTTGTTGCAGGATGAGGAGATTGATTTTCTTCTCACGCAGTGGGCTGATGCGTTTGGTTCGCCTTTGTATACGGCGGCGGTTGCTGCTGAGGTGATTGCGGCGTCGTTTGCGACGCAGGTGAATGTGAACTCTGGTGGGGTTAGTGTTGATCAGGGTGCGTTACAACAGCGTTACAATGATTTGGCTTCGTCTTTGCGTGAGCAGTATAAGGCGTTGTATTCGATGGAGGCTCCGGATCTTTCGAGTGTGATGGCCCAGGATCCTGATTTCACTATTTTGCCGTTGTCGTTTGGTGTGGGTTTTCACGATAATCGTTGGGCCGGTGCTCAAAATTATGGTAGCGAACATGGGTTAGTTTCTCCGTACGAGGAGACTGGTTACCGGTGAGTAGTAATGTGGCGTTGCGGGCGTTGCAGTCCGCGAAGGCTATTGCTCAAGCGAACTCTGAGGGCAATATGGGTTCTGCTGTGACGATTACTCGTAAGCCTTCTGTTGCGGGTCTCGCGTTGTCGAGTGTGGGTGAGTTGGATTCTGCTGGTGGAACTGTTGTCTATTCGGGGCGTGCTGAGTTGGGTAATGCGACTGGGCCTGTGACGTACACGGTGGGTGATGAGGTGCAGTTTTTTTCTTCGGGTGTGGCGATTATTCCGGTTGAGGTTGATTCTGTTCCGGTTGAGCCGCAGATTAATGATTTGTTGCGTGTTGATGCGTCGAATGATCCTTTGTTGACGGGTCGTTTGTTTCGTATTGTTGATGTTGAGGTTTCTGGGGTGTTGGTTCCGTCGCGGCGTCTGCAAATTGTGGGTGTGGCTCGTTATGCTGGGTGGACGGATACGCAGGTTCGTGTCCGGTCTGATGGTGCTTCGCCTTCGGATGTTCCTGCTGAGTGGGCGGTGTAGTGGTGGCTGGTATGGGTGAAGTTTCGTCTATTTTGCGTCGTGTGGCTTCGCGTGAGGGTGTGTACCGTCAGCAGATGGAGACGGTTGCGACTGCTGCGGTGTTTAAGGCGTTGCCGTCTACGGTGAGTGTGGGTATTACGCGTCAGCCTGCGGGTGTGACTGTTTCTTTGTCGGGTTTTGGTGCGTTGAAGGCTGGCGAGAAGGTGAAGTTTCGTCTTGAGGATGAGGGCGTGAAGGCTGCAAGGAATGTAGCTAATGGTTCTTGATGTTGGTTTGTTGACTGATTCGTTGTTGTCGCATGTGACGGCAAGGATCGCGTCTTTGGTTGTGTCTACGCCGCGGCCTCTTGTTGGTGATGGTGTTGCTCCTGCTGGTGGTGGCTGGTTGGAGGGTCAGCCAGGCCAGGGCGTGTTTCGTCCGTATGCGGTGGTTGCGTCTGCTGGCGTGTCGCCTGTGTATCAGAATTTGTCTTCGTTTGATCCTGATTGGAATGCTTCGTTTTCGTTGCGGTCTTTTGGTGGTTCGAGGAAGCAGTGTGACTGGATGGCGAATTTGTCTCGGCTGGCTATTGCGGGGTTTGTTCCGAAGTCGGTGGGTTCTTTTTCGGTGATTGGGTTGCAGTGGGGTGGTTTGGGTCCGACGTCTCGTGTTGATGCGACGGAGCCTCCATTTTGGCAAGTGTTTGATTCGTTTTCTTTGGTGTTGTCTTCCTAGACGCGCCGCTTTGTTGGGTCTACCATTCTTGGTAGGACAGGTTTCTACAGGAGGATAAATGCCTAAGATCATTCCGAACCAGAACTCGTACATTGGGTTCACTACGGTTGCGCCCGCGGGTTATACTGCGGCGAACATTAATGCTAACAGTGTGTCTGTTACTTCCACTGAGCTTGCTGCGGCGACGAACATTACTCCGTTTGTGGTGCAGATTGACGCGTCGCAGGCCGGTAACATGATTCCGACTCCTGCTTTGGATTCACTGTTTGAACGTCAGATTATTGGTACCACTCAGGGTACTCTTTCGGCTACGTTCTACCGCGATAACACTGCCGATACTGCGTGGAATGCCATGTCGAAGGGAACTATCGGGTATTTCCTGATTTCTCGTTTTGGTGGCACTAACGCGGATAAGTCGCCTGCTGCTGGTCAAACGGTTGAGGTTTGGCCGATTACTGTGGCGCAGCGTAAGGCGTCTGCGATGACGTCGAACACTGTTCAGACTTTTGACGTGATGGGTGCTCTTGACGTGCCTGTTGAGAACGCTGGCGTTGTTTCGGTCGCTGGTGTTCCGTCGCTGATTCTTCTTGGTAACGCTTACAAGGAAGCCAACGGTATTGCGATTCTGGACTGGACTGCTCCTGCGTTCCTTGGAGCTGGTGGGCTCAATGCGACTACGCCGTACAAGGTTTACCAGACCACTGCTGGTGGTGCTGCTGCGCAGGTCGCTTCGGGTGCTTCGGCAACTGCGACGGGTACTTCGGGCCAGTCTACGATCCTGACTTCGGCTATCGCTTCGGGAACGATTGCGGTTGGTCAGATTGTTTCGGGTACTGGTATTGGTACTAACGCTGTGGTTACTGCAATTTCAGGTACTAGCCCTGCTCTGACGGTGACTTTGTCGGTTGCTAACGCGAGTGCTGTTTCTGGAACGATCGTGTTTGGTAGCACTGCACTGACTTCGAGTGTCACTGTTTCCGGTACGACTGCTCGTATCTCGTCTGGTCTTACTACTGGTCAGGCGTACTACTTCGCGGTTGAGGCTGTGAACGCTGCTGGTACTTCGGGTGCTCGTGCTGTTGTTGGTCCGGTTACTGTCTGATCGTGACTCAGCGTTTTGGGTCATTGTTCAATGGTTTGATCTAGTATGGTAGGGCGTGTGGACATACCGTCTGCACGCCCTATCCATATCTATCAAGGAGTTTTTGATGGCTGCTCGTCGTCGGTCCGCAACTATTGAGGATTTGCTTTCGAAGCCTGCTCGCCGCCAGGAGATTGTGATTACGGTCCCGGGTGAGAAGGGCGATGTTGAGTTGCTGTTGAAGTTGCAGGCTATTTCGGCTTCGGCGTATGACAAGCTGCTTGCTGATCATCCTCCGACGAAGGAGCAGGCGGTGGATGGTTCGGGGTATAACGCTGAGACGTTTGCTCCTGCGATTATTGCTGCTGTGGTGTCTGAGCCTGTTATTTCTGAGGAGCAGGCTGGTCAGATTTGGAATGGTAATGAGTGGAGTCGCGGTGAGTTGCGTGACTTGTTTATGGCGTGTGTGAATTTGTGTGCTAAGGGACTTGATGTCCCTTTCACGTTCGCCGACTAAGGTACGATCCGACGTTTGCGATGGAGGTGGCATGGTGTTCGGATCATGGCATGCCACACTCCGCTCTGCTTTCGTGGTCTGCGGAGGACAGGGCGAAGTTGACGGCGCATCTGCTCGAGTCGGCTGGCCGGTGTCAAATGTGCGGGACGTCTTCGTGGGAGTGGGAGGCGGATCGGGGCGCGTACGAGGCCGCGGTGAATCAGTGTTTCGGGTGTTTGGTGAAGGACGCTGCGCAGGAGGATGTTCCTGCGACTCCGGGGGCGACGGTGGTGTTGGTTCCTGCTCGTGTGGCCCAGGCTCGCCGGAATTCTGCGTCGTTTGTGATGGTGGATCCTGATGAATGAGCAGGTCACTATTGATTTTAATGCTGGGGGTAACCTTGGCGCTTCGTTGAGTCAAATGATTCAGCAGTCGACGGAGGCTGCGAAGGTTACTGATGGTTTGGTTGGCCAGATTGGTCGACTGAATGTGGTGACGTTGGCTTTGGTGTCTCGTACGACTGCGTTGACTGGTGCTAATAAGGTTGCTGTTGCTCAGGCTGCCGCGTATCAGGAGGCAATGTCGGGGATTGCGGCGACGGCTGCTGTAACGGGCCAGAATTTTCAGAAGCTTGAAAATACGACGTTGAAGTTGGCTCGGTCTATCCCTGGGGGTATGGGGGAGGCTGTTCGTATTGTTCAGACGTTGCAGTCTTCGGGTGTGACGGCTGAGGAGTCGATTGCCAAACTGGGTAAGGCGTTCGCTAATCTTGGTAAGGCGAACGGTGTTGATGGCGCTGCTTTGGGTAAAGAGTTGCTGTCACTGGGTCGTGTGTTTGGTAATTCTGAGTCTTCGTTGGAGAAGTTTGGTGATTCGCTAACGGGTGTTTCTAAGAAGTTTGGTGCTTCTGTTGAGGGGACGCTTTCGTTTGCAAAGGCTCTTGCTCCGGTTGCCTCAAGCGTGGGGATGTCGCAGACGGCTGTGATGGGTTTGTCTGCTGCTGCTGCGCGTTTGGGTGAGGATGGGTATGCGGGCGCTAACGCGTTCAACAAGGTGTTGTTGGATATGCAGCGTTCGGTGCGTGATGGTACTCCTGAATTGAAGGAGTATGCGAGTGTTTTGGGTGTTTCTTCGGCTTCGTTGAAGGACATGTTTAAGCAGGATCCGACTGAGGTGTTGCTTCGGTTTACTGAGGCGATTAAGAAGAATTCGCCTGAGTTGCAGCGTTCTCTTGAGGGTTTGGGTTTTGATTCGACGCGTACGGTTCGTTCTTTGCGTGCGATTTCGAGTCAGGGCAATTTGCGTGATGTGGTGGAGTCGTCGTCTAAGGAGTTTTCTGGGGGGTCTACTGCTAAGGGCGCTGAGTCTGCTATGAGCGGTGTGAATGCGCAGGCGAAGATTCTTGGTGAGACGTTGAGTCAGACGGTGGCGTCTGCGGGTAAGCCGTATTTGGACTGGCTGGGTAAGGTTTTGGAGGGCGCTAACGCTGCTGCTGGTGGGGTGGCGAAGTTGGCTGAAAGCAGCCAAGCTCAGACTGCTGGGAAGATTGCGCCTGTTGTGTCGACGGCTGCTGGTCTTGGCATGAACGCGTTTGGTATGGCGTCTACTGGCGCTCTTGGCCTTATGGCGTACCGCGGGTTGAAAAACTTTGGCGGTAACTTCATGAATAGCGCTACCCAAATGAACGCGACTGGCACTTCAAATGTTGGCGGTGTTGCGGGTAGTTTGGGTAAGGCGGCTGGGTTTATGGGCGTGACGAAACCGCCTGCCCCGAAGCGTCCTAGTTTGCGTCAGATAGCTAAGACAACTTTTCGCGGTGTAATGAACTCGGCGACGACGGCGACAAATGTTCAGTCATCGTCTATTTCTAATGCGATGGGTCAGTCTTCGCCTACGTCTACCGCTGGTCAGGCTTTCCGTGCTGGTATGACTGGTGTTGGCACGCAGTTTAAGGCAGATGCGTCTGCGCTTAATTTTAAGACTGCGGTTGCGAATCTTACGACAACGACAGCGTCTGCGTCTAAAGCGTTTTTGACTGCTGAGGGTTCGACGATGCAGTTTGCAAAAGCTGTTACGAGAGCTAGTCTTTTGACGGCTCAGGCAACTGCAAAAGCTGGTTTGGCTGTGGGCGGCGCTGCTGCTAGTAAGTTCCCTGGTGGGCTTGGTGGTCTTGGTCAGATGGCGCTTATTGGTGGCGCTCTTGCTGGCGCAAGTTACTTAAACGATCAAGGTAACCAGTCCACGGACCGTATCAACACTGGTTTGGACGCTTCTAAAGATGCGTATGGGAAGTTTAACGAGTTTGCTGCTGCGGCTGACCTGACAAGCAAAGGTCTGGTTACTTTTAGTGAGGCGTTAACGAAGACGACTAAAGAGATTCAAACTGGTAATAAGACTCTTAAAGATGCGTTTGAGATGACGGCTGCGGAGCGTGAAAACGCGGCGTCTCCTGGCTACACACGTGCTTTTACTGCTAATTCTACTGACGCTAAAAGTATTGCGACGCAAGCTCAGTTGATGCTTGGTCCGAACGCGGCTCCTGAGGCTATTGCTCGCGTTGGTATGGATGTGACGAATCAGATTGCTACTGATTCAAAGTTTCAAAGTCCTGGCACGACTGTTGACGAAGTTTTGCGTCTCCTGAAAGACGGCTTAAAAAACCCTGACGGAGTTATTGGCGACGCTGTCGGCGCTGCTGGAGATACGTACAGCAATATGCCTAACTTTTCTGGCTTTCAGGGCGCTGGCAAGATGGTTAGCGACGTTAAGGACGGAAATTTTGGCGCTTTAGGCGAATTTATAAAAGAAAGGATGGGAGGAGAAGATACTGTAGGTGTCCAAAAATACGGTATGCGAGCAACCGCTACGCAGGGCACTGAAGACATTATTGCTGGTATTCAAGCTACGATTACCCGTAACTCTGTAACGAAATCTGATCAGTATGGTGAGGGCGCTGGTACGCTGTCGCAGCTTTCTGATTTGAAGAAAGTTTACGACAAGGCTGCCGCACTAAAACCTGACGATAAGGGTCGGCAAGCCGCTCAAGACATTCTTGGTCGCCAGCTTGGTGTTGACTCGCGTGATGTCAATTTTGATAGTAAAGATTTTGGCGCGTTGATGCGTCAAAACAAGGAAAGTCCTTTGTCGAAGGCGTTTACTGCGTTGACACCGCAAGGCCCCGGTATCAAGCCTTATGACCTTGATAAGCCGGACTATTTCAAGATAGCTAGTACGCCCGAAGCGGAGAAGTCTGCTCAAAAATTGCAGGACCAGTTCGATAAGATCACGAAGGGCATCACTAAAAGTGGTGGTGACCTTGTTGAGTCTTTGTATGGTGTTGGTCGGGCGGCGCGGACGGGCGGTCGGGCGTCTTATGGTGCTTCTGCTGTTGCTACTTATTTGAAGGATGCGACTCCTAAGAATTTGCAGGTAGCGGGTACGTCGCTTGCGCAGAGTGCTGTTAGTCGTTCTGGTGACGTGAATCAGGGGATTCTTGCGTTGCAGGCGCAGCGTAGTGGTGAGTCTATGACGTCTTTGCGTCGTACGGCGATTAATACTGCTATTGCGGGTTTGCAGAGCACTCAGCAGGTTCAGCAGAGCGCGCAGACGATGAGTCAGCGCACGGGTGCCGCGATGTTGGCGGGCCGTCAGGCGCAAGCGCAGGGCCCTTACGATACGCAGGCGGATGAGCAGGACCGGCAGAAGACTATTGCTGGTGAGCAGGCTGCGTTTGGCGAGCGTCTTTCTTTTATGCGGGCGTTTGTTCAAGCCTACAAGGATTTGAATTTGCAGTTGAAGCGTTCCGATGAGGACGTTGCCACTAACAAACGGCGTATGGCTCAAAGCTTTAATACGTCTAAGAGTGACGCTAAAGAGGATTACACGCTGGGTCGCGCGCGTGCGTCGGAAGATTTCAACACGTCTAAGAAGCGTGCTACTGATGACTACAATCTGGGTGTTGCTCGCGCGGAGGAAGATAATCGTACGTCGCGTGAACGTGCTGAGCGTGACTTTAATAAGAACGCGGCTCGCAGCCAAGAAGAGTTCAATAAGCAGCGGCTTCGTTCTATCCGTGATTTCAACAAGAGTGTTCGTCGGATGATGGAAGATCAGGCGGCTTCCATTTATGACCCGTATAAGCGGATTCAGGCGCAGCAGGTGTGGGATGCGCGGTCACTGTTGACGAACTTGAAGGAGCAGAATGCTGCTCTTTTGAAACAAACTGAGAATATTGCGAAGGCAAAGAAGCTTGGTTTGAGTCAGGCTGTTATCGACCAGTTGAAGTTGTCTGATGCGAGTAACGCGCAGCAGCTGGAGCGTATTTTGCAGGACGCTCAGAGTGATCCTTCGGTTGTTGCTGGATTGAATGGCGCTGCGACTCAGCGTGCGGATGCGACTCAGGGTCTTGTTGAGCAGGGTAAAGATTTCCGTCACATGACTGAGGATTTTCAGCAGGGCTTGAAAGATTCTAGTGCGGATTTTGCTACGTCTCAGAAGAATGCTCGTGCTGATTTTGCTACGTCGATGCGTGATGGCGCTGTTGATTTTCAGAAGTCTCTTGCGCGTGGTGCTACTGATTTTCAGAAGTCTATGGGCCGTAGTTTTACTGATTTCGTGAAGTCAATGGCGCGTGGCGAGACTGACTATAAGAAGACTTTGGCGCGCGCGAAGCGTCAGTATTTGTTGACGTTGACTCAGATGGACGAGGATCTTAAGAAGTCGCGTACTCGGGCGCAGGAAGATTTGGTTCGTATGGGTGACGAGGTTGGTGGCGGTGTTGAGGGTGTCGTGAAGCAGTTCACTAACTCTATTGCGGCTATGCCTTTGTCGATTCGTGGGAAGTTTTCGGAGAATCTGCGAACGATTTGGTCTTCTGCTTCTGGTGATTTGAAGTCGTTCCTTGATACGTATTTGTCTCCGTATGGTTTGTCTTCTGACATTTTTAGTGGCAAGTCTCCGAGTGATGCTGGAGGCGGGGAGCACGGCGGTAATCAGCGCGGGCAGGACAACAAGCCTACTCCTCCTGCGCCTCCTCCTGCTGATCGTGGCCGTCACGCCCAAGGTGTTATTGCGTTGGGCGCTCAAGAGGCGATTATTGGTGAGGCCGGTCCTGAGGCTGTTATTCCGCTGAACTCTACGGGTAGTAGTTTCATGGCGGATACGATTGCGCGTTTGATGGGTCCCGCGGCTGGTGCTCCGTCTGCTGATGAACGCCGGAAGCAGCTGCGGATGGAGGATGATTTTAAGCGCATGAAGGATCAGATGGCTTCGGATGCTAAGCGCGCAAAGGAGCAGATTGAGCGTGAGCGCGCGGATGCTAAGAAGAAGATGGACGCGATGTTGAAGCAGCTTGAGGCTGAGCGTAAGAAGAAAAGCCTTGAGAAGAATCATCACGTTGCTACTGCTGATTTGCGTAAGAAGCTTGGTGGCGGGTCGAAGTCTAAGGGTAAGAAGCCGATGCTTCGTAGTGTTCCGAGTGGTGAGATTCATGCGGCGCGGACGGCTCATTATTCTTCTCCGGTGACGAATAACAACACGTATCACTATGACAATCGGACTCAGTTCACTGGCAATATCAGTGTGAAGGCGAATGATCCGAATAAGATGGTGGATGAGTTGCGTAAGAAGGTGGCGCATGCTCGTTTGGTGTCGCCTGGTAGTGCCGCGAAGGAGACTAGTTTCTGATGGCCGATAAGGTTGTTTCTGCGAAGATCACTACGAAGACGATCAGTATTACTAGTGTCACGGTGTCTGCTGGTACTGCGACGGTGACGGTTCCTTCGCATGGGTTGATTGTGGGCCAGCAGGTTCTTATTGCTGGTGGTACTGCGGCTAATAATGGTTTGTGGAACATTGTGTCTGTTCCTACGGTGAATACGTTGACGATTACGTCGGCTTCTATGGTTGCGCAGGGCGCTGTTGGTACGTTGTCGTCTTTGCTCGAGTTGAATGATGATTCGACGTATCGTGTTGCGGATGGTTCTTTTGAGAATCAGGCGACGCAGCATCGTCGTAAGACTGCTACGAATCCGTTTATTGAGGGTGAGTATGTGGTGTCTTCGCTTCGTGGGAATATCACGGAGCAGGTGAATGTGTATGTGAAGAGTGATTCGCAGTATGTGACGCGGGCTGCGGTGAAGTTGATTACGGATGCGTTGGAGCAGCCGACGTTTACGTTTATTGCGTCGGTGGATAACTGGAAGACGACGTGGACGTGTTATTCGAGTGATTATACGTTGTCTTCGTCGAAGCCTTTGCTGCATTCGAGTATGGTGCAGGTTCAGATTCAGTTGTTGCGGGATCCGGTTGAGGTTGTTGGGTTCGCGGGTACTGGTTCTGCTCCTGTTGTGGGTGTGCAGGTTATTGCGGGTACGGGTAGCGGTAGCGGTGGTGGCGGTGATGCGGCTGCTGCTTTGGCTGCGGCTAACGCTGCACAGGCGACCGCTAACACTGCTGTTACTAACGCCGCTACTGCTTTGAGTACCGCCACGACTGCTTTGAGTACCGCCAACACAGCCAACACCGCTGCGACTGCGGTAACCTACCTGTCGGCTTCCTCGTACGCAGGCTACGACTCCGCTGACTCGACGGTGGCGATGACGGCGTGGTTTCAGGCGTTTCTCGACGCAAAGGCTCAGAACGCGACGCTTATCGTCCCGATTGGGCGGTTCCAGGTCAGTGCAGCGTTCAACACGACGGCAACGAGCGGAACGCTGGCTGCTTCTTCTGCCGCGGGCGCGACGATCACGGTTGCTTCGACTGCGGGTTTGCCTGCCGCTGGTCCGTTCAAGATCATTCTTGAGCCAAACACGACTTCGGGTGTCAGTGAGGTTGTGACGGTCACGTCGTACGCGGGCCTTGTGTTGACGCTGGCCGCGCGTACTGCTGGCACGGCGTGGGAGGCCGGTAAAGCTCACGGGGCGACATATACGGTTGCTCGCAGCCTGCCCATGCAGTCCGGTACTACGGTCAAGGGCATTGTCCCGATGCGCGGTGAAGCTACCCCGTGCGAGTTGCAGGTTTTTGGCAGTCACTATTTTGCCGGCTTTGGCGCAAACGGCAATGTGCAGGGCGTGTTTTGTGAGGACGTTGGTTTCTGGTCGTCGGAGAACGCCACCACGACGGTCGCTCGAGCGTTCATGTTCCCCGGTAGTGCGGCGACATTCAAGGACTCCATTTTCAGCCGCTGTGCGTGGAAGTGGTTTACCCAGACCAAGTTCCTTGCTGGCCGCTCACGTATGACTCAGTGTTACTTTAACAATGGTTTTTCTTACAACACGGCAGGCACGCGACTCACCCCATCCAATGAAGGACTTGTTCATTTTGGTGGGTCTGACAACTTCCTTGAGCACATTTACATTGACACTTGGTTTCAGGGTATTCCTTCAGATCAATCCATTGTCAAAATTGATGGTTTTGCTGAATCCACTGTTGACTTTATGTACATTACTCCCGGTCCCGGTAGGCCCATTGAGGTAACTGGTTACGGCGACGGTCTTGTTCTCAACTTCCTTGTCAACGGACTAGGTGAACACAACACTCGACAGTCCCTCGGAATCTCCCCCGCATCGTTCGGTACCGCCGTACCGCCGACGCTTACTGCCGCTCAACAAACTTCTTTGCGTGGTTGGCTGTATGAAAAGACAGATACTGGTGTTGTATCTCGATGGGATGGAAGTTCCTACCAGACAATTGTTGACAACACCACGCTTGTCACTGGTTCACCGTTCGCCACTAGAGCGTCCCTAACGAGCGCTCTTGCAGCAGCCAACACACGTCGCTGGGCCACTGTCTCTGACGCAACCGACCTTTCTGGTATCCGCTCGTACTACTCGGACGGCGTGCGCTGGCGCGGCCCGCACTTCGATTCGCCCGGCCCTGCACCCTCTCCGGCATCCGGCTACCTTGGAGCGGACTACGGCGTATGGTTCCACGACATTCGCGGTGTCGTTCAAGTTAACTCGATGAGCCTGCGATCTGTGGCGCAGTTTGATAGTGCCTTCCCCGGTTCAGTTCGCGTAGAAAACGCCACCGTCCAAATTGGCAACTTGTCACTGTGGTCGAGCGGCTCAACAACGCCGACCGACATTTATGTCAACAATGGCGCGGTTGAACTTGGACATTTCTCCAAAGACGGTGCGCCAGCAGTACCTATCACGACCCTCGTCGGCACTGGTCGCGTGGCCACTTCCCCCGCAACCCTCGGTGGAGTTGCAGGGCAACTGCTGCGTCTGAACAACTCGTTTGTCCCAGTTCCGGATGACTTCCTGCACGCCGCACTCCATGGACCCGGGGGTACCGATAGAACCGTTATTCGTGCTGGCCACGAGTCGGCTAACCGCGCCGAAACTATCGACAGGTACTCGTTCAACGGCCAAACATCGTGGCCCTCGTCGGGTACCACCGCAGATGTGCGATTCACTTATTTCACGAGTAACATCAATAAGACAATCAACCGTTTCCGAACTTTCTCGGGTACCACGGCTTACGCGGCGGGGACTGGTGGACCGCACCAAACACGCCTTGGCCTGTACACCGTCGCTGCGAATGGTGACCTAACCCTTGTCGCCCGCACATCTCAAGGGCTCCGTTGGACAACTACTAACGCTGTTCAGGAAGACGCTCTTGACACGACAGGCGGCTATCCCGCCTCGTACGACCTTTTGTACGGAGCGCGGTACGCCATCGGCATCATCTACAACGTCAACGGGGCAACAAGTGCGACCGCTCCTGACGTGATGCGCTATCAAGGGTCCGGCCCGAACTCCACTGCCAGATCATTGCTGATGTCGTACTCACCACGTATGTCAGGCGTTTTGGCGGCGCAGACCGATCTCCCGACAACCCTGACCGCCGCTACGGTAACCAACTACGACACGCTTTTCTATGTTGGTCTCTACAACTCCGCCGACTCGGGTGTGTAATGGCGGTCAGTAACCCCCGTGTAGGTCACGAATTGCCTTCGGTGCGGACTGCGTTCTGGTACAACCGGAGAGTCGCACTGGATTCCACAACAAGTCTGACAGCGGACATCTCCACGTACTCGGAACAAATCGCACTGTCAGGGTTGAACGTGTGGACATATCAGGATGAAGCAGCACTAAAAATCTGCCGCGACGCGAACCCCGTGCCGTTGAACTTGCACTATTTCCTTTTTACCGAAATCGGTTATTTTGAAGTCAACTCCGACGGAACATTCAAAACCGCGGCCCCGTTCCGTAACGGGTGGTGCATGTCAAGCATTCCGTGGCGCACGGCCATTGAGTACACCCCCCGCGCGTGGCTGCACCTCGCCTCCACTACGGCAACCGCTACCGCATCATCGGGCGCGGCAATAGTTTCTGTAGCGGATTTGTCAAAAATTCAACAGTACGGAACCGGTGGACGAGCGATCATCGACGTGTGGGACTCAACTGGGGCCACATACCTCGGTGTTGTCCATGGCTACTCGACCGCCGCCGATGGGCGATCTGCTACTACGGGTGCAGGGACTATCGCTATCCCAACAAGTGGCTACGGGTCAATCGGGTACAACCCGGCCACTTTGAGCGGTGTTGGGGCAACGAACCCGCAAACGAGCGCAGCGTGGACACTGCCCACCCTCACGTCCATCCCAAGCGGTGCAATCCTGCGGTGCCGTATTCGCTCGGGCATTGGTGACGGCCAGCACACCATCCTTGCGGACCCCACAAGCACCGAGTTTCGCGATTGGACGCTTGCCCGGTACACGGCGTTCCGCAACTCGGTGACTACCGGAGCGGCGCCGACGAACCTTTACGACGGAATCTTCCTCGACAACCTGCACACCAACGCCTCAAAATTAACTTCTTACACACCCAGCGGCGTGTACCCCACCCCATACGTTGTGACATCCGGTGTTGGTGATACCGCAGGGACGGCGTGGACGTCAACGCAATGGAACTCGGCTCATGTGCAACTTGTCGGGTGGCTTACGACCAACCTCATGAGCACTTTTCCCAACGGCCAACTGTGGGGTAACGCTTACCCGACTTCGTGGACAAGTTCCACGAACCGCGCCGCTTACGAAGCGGTCATCTTGTCTTACCGCGCTAACGGTTTGGACGGGGTGATGCTAGAGGACTGGCCGACCACATACTCAAACCCCGGCGTCAACTACCTCAGTCAAGCCAATTTTGACCTGTCACTTACTCACATAGACACGCTTTCAGCGGCGGGCCTTGGGATTATCTGCGTGGGCCAATCTGCCGATGTCGGTACACCTGCCTCAACAGTGCCGTGGGACCAAAGCCCTACAAACACCAACGCTTCTCTCTTTATTACCGCAGTCAACCTGCTTGTTCAGCCCAGTCGCAATGACATCTTCACCCGGTACACGTCGAGCGGCTACCAGTCCAGTCCAGCACGCGGAGGCTATTCACAGTGGTGGCCTGTGGACGACTACCACATTCGTTTAGGGCGACCTACCGGACCACGAACGTATAGTTCAACAACTAAAACGTATTCTCGGCCTTACCAATTTGGCACTGTGAGTATCAATTACAGTGTTTCACCGCCGATTGCAAACATCTCCCCCACCCCAGAGTTTCTGTCCCCTTTGAATTTTACGGTGCCTATGACCGTTCCTTTAGTAATTGGCGATGGGAGCGAACCAACCTTTATTCTTGGCTACACTCGCCCCAGCGCCCTCAACACGGGAGTTCCCGTAGGCACCGCGCTGACCACCGTGATAGGTGACATAACGACCACAGCTAACGGACAAATCATTGAAAATAAAGAAGTCTTTGGTTTCATTGTTGTTAAACACACCAACGTCACCATTCGCAACTGCAAAGTCCGGGGTCGGGACACGGGCGACGGATTTGTCGTCGGTAGTTTGACTCTCCCGGCCACCCCGTCAGGTAGCCCCGCTGCTGATGGTGCCTACGCGCGAGCGATACCCACTATCTCGTCCTTCAGCGTGCGGAGCCTTATCTACTCTGACACCTCAGTACCTACAAATGGGTTGTTGGTTGACAGGTGTACGTTGATTCCAGACTATCCTTCGTGGTGGTGCTACGGGGTTTACGCGCAAGATGGAACAACCGTCAACCGCTGCAACATTGCTAACTGCGGGGACATGATTTCAGTTCGTAACGGGGCCGCGACCATTACGGGTAACTATCTTCATGACTCAATCTTGTTTGATAACGACTACGACCAGCGCAGTTCTTCGCCCGCCTGGTGGAGCCACAACGACGGAGTTTCGGTTTTTGGCGGGTCAGGAACTTTGATTCAAGGCAACAGCATGAACTCAAAAATGACGGGCGCTCGTATCGGTGTTATGGCTGCGGCGGGATACGCCGATCTTCAATATGGTGCGTGTGTGACCGTTGCCCCTAACAACTCGGCAGTCAAAAACCTGACGGTAGACAAGAACTGGATGAGCGGTGGAGCTGCTTGTTTTCAAGCAAATGCGCTCAACACCGACGCGCCGTACAACTGGGTCGGTGACGACAACGTGGTAGGAACTATCACCAATAACCGAGTCGCTCACGACGGGCATGAGATTCCGGTGTCGTCGTCGTACCAAATCAGGTACAAAAGTGCCGTCATGTTCACGACATCTGGGAACGTGTGGGACAGCGACGCTGCAACCGTTGCCTACAATGCTGCTAATACTGGGGTGGCTTCGCCGGGATCTCTGCTCACTGTCGGGTTCAGTGGGGGTATCCGCATCCCGTAATGCAACAATTTGCCTAACAGTCCGTAACCCTGATAGTTGTTTTTACGTTCCTTCTAAGATTGGTTAACTGATGCCGTACACACCCACTTCGTGGACAAATGGTATTTTCGCAGCGTCTTCTCTGACCAACCTTGAAAACGGCGTCAGCGATGCAGTCGGTCGTCTCGATACCCAGAACCTCAGTATCGAAGAGTACGTTATTCCTACAAACACGCAGGCAGTGGGTACCCTGACGGGTTCAGGCCCGTACACGCTGACCCTCACCTACGGCTCGTTTCCGGCGTCATTGACCGGCGTCAACCTCTACATCGACGGGGCTGGGGCGTCCGGTAGTTTTTTGAAAGTTACCGCTGCGACTCGCACGTCTGCATCAGTCGCTACGTTTACCACTCCTGCGCCGACTACGCTTGTGACCGGTGCGCTGGTAGTCGCGGGGGTCAACAACTACACCCCGATCAAGAACGCTTTTACTGATGCGTTCAATGAACGAATTCAAGTTTTCACTACGTCCCCGGGCGGGTCGTTGGAGTATCGAGCGGCGGCAAAACGTCCAGTTTCTATTCCTACCGGCATCTACATCATCGAGACCAGCGCATTGATTGACTCGCCCCGTGCATCAAGTGCGAGTAGCGACAAGATTTGGAATGGCGCTGTCATCCAAGGAAGCAATAGCCTCGTGGGAACTGACATTATGGTCGCGACTACCGATTCGTCCGTGACCGTCCCCAACCTCGGCAACGTGTTTACACTTGACAACATGGGTAGCGGCCACCGTTACCAGAACCTGAACTTTCGATCAATGAACCCAAACTCCTCGGCGTGGTATTTGTACGCCAACAAGACGGGCCCGTCCGCGACGTACCCGACTCTTTCGTGGGGTGGCGTTCAGAATGATTACTTGTGGGAAAACATCAACCTCATTGGTTCGTGGAACCGCGGGTGGGGCCTTGATGGTGCCGAGGACGGCAACCAAAACTCGGAAATGACGTGGCGCAACGTCCGGGTACGCGGCACATTTGCTGACTCGGTGTGGCGTATCGGGATCACCAACACCGCCACGAACACCGGCATGGATCAGTCGGTCAACAACTACATCGAACAGTCTTGCAAGATTGAGATTAACGACGGCCATGTTTTGCGATTGGAACGCGGACAGATGAGGTTTGCGGCGCAAGACGTGGTTATGGCGCTTAGTTCTACGGGCTCTGGCGTAGCGTTTCTTCTTGGACCGCACAACGACGACGGAACTTACACAGGCGTTGCCATCAGCCAAGACAAGGGCACCCGCAATTTTGAGTGCCTTGGTACTCGGTTTGAAATGCGTAAGGCTGCGGCAAAAGTCTTTGATATTGCGTGGGATGGAACGAACTCCCGCGCTGTTTTTCGAGGCATCTCGACATTGACCAATCAACAAGCAGTGCAGCCTACGAAGCAGTGGAGGATGGGGACGCTCCGTCGTCCGGGACAGTTTGTGATGGAGGAATCTTCGGTCAACGGCTACGTGCTCTACGACATGGGTCCGGGTGTGTGGGAATCTGGTCAGGTCATCACCGCAGCAAGTGTTCAGCGCACCTACAACGGCAACCTGTACTCGTCCACGGGTGCAGGTACTACCGGAGCGACCCCGCCGACGCATGGATCAGGTGCGGTCACTGATGGTGGCGTGTCGTGGACGTACGTTTCCGCGTTTACCGGAACACCGTGGCGTAACCGCCAAGGCAGAATGTTGTTCCGTGGAACGACGTTCGTTGACTGGCCCGGAATTAGTGACGACCTGATCATCACTTCTATCTTGCGTTCTGGTAATCACTGTCTAGCCACGATAGAACGCACGCCGAGTGAAACATCGCAATCAGGTTCTACCCCGGTGTTTATTCGTGGCCTTGTTGGTTCGGCGGCGGTGTTTAATAGTGCGACGCCCGCATCGGCAACGTGGTCCTTTACGGCGTGGTCGACACAAACTGTGGCGGCCGGGGTGTACCGCACCAACGCAGGAAACATCTACGTATGCACCACTGGTGGTAATTCAATTACCGCACCCACTGGCACCACGACGTTCACTGATGGCAACGGTGTGGCGTGGCTGTACCTCGGAGCCACCGGAACCAAGGTTGCGTTTGCACAAACCGGTACGGATGTGACTTCTGTGACCGTCCCTTCTCAAACCCGAGCAGTTTCTACTGCTTATGCGGTGGGAGACTTGATTCGTAGCACGAGTCAGACGTTCTATCGGGCCACTGTTGCGGGCACGACTTCCGCAACCGCAACCACGTCACTTCCGTTTGCCTCCACTATCGGAATTGGCGAAACGCTTGTTGATGGCGGCGTGACATGGCAGGTAGTTCCCGCTAGTCACGGTTCGCATATCCATGCCGCATTTCAGTCAAAAACAACGGATACCGCCATCATTGCGGATACCCTATTGCAGCCGTACGGCCCGTTGAGGTACACGTCCACTAACTACCCGCCCGCCTTTGAGGTGCGGGGTTGCCCCGGATACTCTGACCAAATTGGTCAGGGCGGCTCGATCACGTTGATCTGAGGTTGATCTAATATGCTCAGCCAATCAAGCTCTAACCTGTTAGAACTTTGGTTTACCGGCACACCCCGGGCTTACCCAGCCACACTTTAAGAAATACTTCGTCAGAAGGAGACTTCTATGTCAGGACTCGCCTCGAACCCCGTGATCGCTATTCAGGTCGCGTAGGCTGTTGTTGTGGCAATAACACCGTACCGTTACGTCGTCGTCTCTACAGAGGCATACACGTTAAAGAACGGGCTCCCAAAAGCCGCTGCTGATCCGACGCGCCCTCCTATCTCTACCCGCGGGGAGTCGGGCAACTCCGGGTATTGGAAGGTGTACGCGTACAACACGTCTAGTGGTTCGCGTGTGAAGGTTGATATTTCGACTGTTCGTGGCGCGCCGACACAGGTTTCTAGTGTGACGACGACGGATCCTTTTGGTCCTGCGACGGCGTCTTTAACGTTCCCTGCTGTCACTATTCTTGACAGTGTCGGCACGGGTGATCTTGACTGGATGGTTCCCGAGTATGACGTGGACATTGTGTGGGTGAACGCTGACCCTACGTGGGGGACGGTCGGTGCTGCCCGGTACACGTGGGAAGGCTATTTCACCTCATACGAGTATGAGTCTGGTGGCGATGGTTCTGGGTTGACGGTGACATGCCGTGGGGCGTTGTTCCAGATGGATAACTATTTGGCGAAACCGGAGTATCCGTATAGGCCGTTGCCGTATGAGGTTGCTATCCGGCAGGCTTTTCTGGACCCGGCTGTTAACCACACACAGCTGCGTCCAGACACGCGCTTAGCGGATCCCACAACGGTTGCTTCTGCGTTCCCTTCCGGATGGACAAAGACGTTCCTGTCGGCTAATTATGATGCGACTAACGCCCCGTGGAGTGTTCCTGAGGGTGTAGCGGATAACGATAAGTGGACGGGTCTTCTCACGCGGCAGACTGGCAATTTTGAGCCGATGCTGTCTGGTTACATTCAAGGCCTGCTGTCTAACATGCAGTTTAGTGTGGCTGATTCTTCGACGACTCCAACGGGCCAGTTCACGTTGCTGTTGGATAGTGGTCGTGTTCCTTCGTTGAAGTTCCGTCCGTTTTTGACTTCTGCTTCTCAAACACCGCTCGCTGGCGAGTCTGTGTTGACTGTTGATTTGACGTGGCCTGGTGTCACGATGCAGGCGACGCAGGATTACAGTCAGCGGGCTTCTGTCGTTTATACGCAGGGGACGGCGAAGAACGGTGAAGTGTATTCGGGGATGGAAGTTTCATCCGATGGGGATATTACGACGTATAAGCCGTCTGCTTATCTCGCGGCGGTGCATCCTCCGTACGTATATAACACGTATCTGAACAAGAACGTGATGCGTAAGGAGATCAAGGTTGATTTTGGTGAGGGGTTGACTCCTCGTCAGGCTCAGTCTGCTGCGGCTGCGTATATTCGCCGGTTTGTTGATCCGGGTGTTTCGGGTTCGATTACGTTGACGACGGATCCTTTGACGCAGGCGGGTCGGCCGTTCCCTCGGTGGATTATTCAGGCTGGTTCAACTCTTCTTGTGAAGGGTTTGTTTGGCGGGGACGTGTTGATGCACGTGACTGCCGCGAGCGTGAGCGAAGACGGCACTGTTAGTTTGACTGTTGATTCTAAATATAGGGATCAGTTGACGGTTGATCAGGTGCGTTTGCGTGGCCGTGATTCGTTGAAACCGATGCGGTCTATTTCGACGAACGGTACGTATGCTCCGAAGGTGGAGGATTTGTTGTATCCGTGGTCGTATGCGACGGGTGCTGGTGTGATTCCTGAGTGGCGGTCGCGGGAGATCAACAATGGTTTGTTTTTCCAAAACCCGATTACGTATGCCTCGAGTAGTAAGAGCATTTTTGAGCGCGCGACGAAAGAGCTAACTGATCATCCGGGAACGTGGGGTTTTACTGGTTCGCCTTCGCAAGTGTCTTTTCCGTGGACTGCGTATACGAACATTTTTCCGCCGTCGTCGTATCCACGGTTTTATGCGAAGGTGCAAGCAAAGCAGACGAACGCAAACTATAACTGGGCTCAAGAGAATTGGGTTGACGGGGATACGTTTGCACAAAACTATGCCCGGTGGGCTGGTGGCCCAGGTCAAACGTATCGGGTGAAACTTGCCGCGAAGGGCAACATTCGGTTGATTCAGATTGCGGCCTATAACGCGGATGGGACGGTGAAGCAGGTTCCGTTCCATGTGTCTATCTATAATGCGTCTGGTATGACTCCTGCGGCAATGCCGATGATCCCCGCGGGGGCGAAGTTTCCTAATGGTGTGTCGTATGCGACGGGTCAGCATTACCCGTTTTTTGCTGAGGCGTGGGAGCGTATCAACCCGAACGGGACGACGCCGACGAACACTCAACAGCTCGTTGCTGCTGATGGTGGGACGTTCCTTGCTGGGTGGGGGACGTATTACGAGCGGGGCGGTTATTGGCCGGGGAGTAGCGCTAACGGTGATGCTGCGACGGGTTTGTTGCAGGATGAGATTGGTTTTAGTTGGGATTTTACGACTGCGGCTGGGCGTGTGGATCCGCAGAAGTCGTTTTCGCAGCAGCAAAGCGCTGATGTATGGGCGTATGTCATGATCTACTGCGAAAGCACTACGCCAACGTACTTTTTGGGTCGTTTGTGGCAGAAAACATATGAGTGATGTTGCAGAAAAGATACGCATAGACGGGTGTTGTGTTCTGGTTGTGCGTACTTTTGGGCGTGTTCCTCCTACTGTTCGCGTGCGTTACGCTAGTGTCACAGGTGAAAGTTTATAGAAGTGGAGTGGTGATGGGTTTCCTTGATGTTCTCCCGGCTAGTGTGCGGCACAGTATTCTGGTCGCTGCGGGCATTGTCGTGTCTGCGTTGATTCAGTGGATCCAAACGGATTACACGAACTGGGGCTTGTCACCTCAAGTGGTGGGTTTGCTTGGTTTCGCTATTCCGATGGCGGTGAACGCGTTGACTCCTATCACTCGCCAGTATGGTGTCGGTTCGGCCGATACGTCGTTTGATCCTGTTGTTGAGCCTGACGTTTTCCCGGAGCACTAATTATGACTACGACCAGCCTCAATGGGTGGCCTTCAATTTCGCAGGCAAATGATTCTCGACTGGTCAACATTGTTGTGCCAGGTACCTCGAGGTCGATTTTGATCCGACGTGAAGCAGCACCGCTTGTTGCGTGCGCGCTTGCGGAGATTCACGCTAAGTTGATTCCTCTCAATGTTGGCCCTCTTGATGGCTGGTCGTACCGGGAAGCCCGTATGGGCGGCGGGATGTCTAATCATTCTTCTGGTACGGCTGTCGATTTTCGTTATGACGTGTTGTTGGCGGATCGGCAGTTGCATTGGCCGAAGGCTAAGCATGACGCGATGCACAAGATCCTCGCAAAGTATGTGACGTCCAAGGGCAAGTCAGTGTTCGGTTGGGGTGGGGATTGGACTCCCGGCCGGTCCGCGGATGAGATGCACCTTGAGTTGATTCAGGCGTGGTCGAAGGGGTCGCAGGGTTCGGATTGCACGCTTGAAGATGTGCAGGATGTGATTAAGCGTCTGGGTATTCGCCCGGATGGGACGCAGAGTGTCGTCGGTAAGGTTGTGCAGGTTTTGCCGCCGCCGAAGCCGAAGCGGATTGTTAGTTTGAAGTCCGTCCAAATGGGTAATACGGGCGCACCGGTTCGTTTGTTGCAGAATTGGCTTGCTAAGGAGGGCGGCAAGATGCCTCTGGATGGCAAGTTTGGTCCGCTAACACGTGACGCTTACGCCCTGTGGCAACGCAAGCTTGGCTTCACTGGTAAGGACGCTGATGGTATTCCTGGGCGTGCTTCGTTGGTGAAGTTGGCGAAGAAGTACGGTTATTCGGTGGTTGCGTAGTGTTGTATCTCGTCGCTATGTCTGTCGTTGCAGGGGTCATTGTTACTGTGGCGCATTTAGTGATGAGTTTTCTTCGTTTCCTTCAACGTGATGATGTGAACGACGTCGATGAGTGAAACGTGGCTTGTTGATTTGCCGTTCGTGAAACCTCTCAGCATGAACGACCGGCTGCATCATATGGTGAAAGCTAAACTCGTTGCTCAGTGGCGTAAGGCCGCGAGGGAAGCGTTCACTGATATCCCGCCATGTAAGCGGGTGAAGGTGACGTTGTTTTATTTCCCTGCACAGAACAGACGCCGGGATCCCGATAATCTGGTGGCATCCATGAAGCCTGTCGTGGATGCTCTCGCGGATATGGGTATTGTTCCTGACGATACGCAAGAGTTCGTGGAACGGGTGTGGCCTGTCATTATGCCCCCAGAACCAAAACGTACAGTTTCACGTTTCCAGTTTCAGATTGAGAAGTTGGCGTGAAGATTTTGCCGCGCCTTGACTGGGCGGACGACGCGTACTGTATCGGCTTGCCGTTGAGTCTATTTTTTGGTTCAGAAAGTCGACCGATGACATCCGCGCTCATACAACAGGGACGTTCTGTGTGTGAATTGTGCAGCGTGAAACGGGACTGTCTCATTGACGCGTTGAGAATTGATGAACGTAATGGGATCCGCGGCGGTTTCCTCGGAAACGAACGGCATAACGCGCTCACTGAATACGGCACAGTCGAGGCTGTTGTTTCGGCGTATGATGAGGGAACGTTAACAATCAGGAGACGCAGTGAGCATCAAACGGGTGACGAAGTCGAAGCAGCAAGCTGACGCCCTCGAGGAGCGGTCTCGGCAGGCACGTCAAGCGTACGAACTGCGTCAGCAAGGCCTTTCCTGGTGGGAGGTCGCTGAACGCATCGGCATTAGTGAGACGATGGCGATGAAACGTGTCGATGAGGCGATCAGTATGGCCTCTCAACTCGTTGACGAGTACACGAAGCAAACAATGCTGGTGATGGAAGTTTCCCGGCTGGACGCTTTGCAGTACGCGTATTGGGGTGACGCTGTTGAAGGGGATGTACGGGCCGCCGAGTTTGTGTTGAAGGTCGCAGCGCAACGCGCGAAACTCCTCGGACTAGATAATTTGCAGCAGGCCGCGCAAACCGTCAACACAGTCATCGTTCAAGGCACCAGCAGCGAATACATTGAAGCCCTGCGTGGCGCGTCAAAGCAGGTGGAAGCATGACAGAGTCGTCTGTCGGTGGGCGGATCCCGCCCCCGAAGAACACGCCGCCGGGGGCGCATAAGCATAATTTGACGGATGTTGTTGGGTTTCCGGTTGGTATTTTGCCTGGGGGCACGGTTCCGGTTTTTGATGGTACTGATTGGGTGCCTTCGACGTCGCTTGTTCCGGGGTTGCCTGTTGCGCCTACGGTGACGTCTGCTCCGTATAACGCGGACGAGTACGATACGACGTCTACCCCGCGGGGTACGGCGGTGTCGAGTGTGAAGGCTGTTGTGACCCCACCGTCGACGTATACGGATGGTTCTGTTCTGGTCGCGCCGTCCCTGTATTCGGTGCGGTGGCGGTATGAGGATCCGTCTATTTACGGGACGAAGAACATTCAAAGTATCACGGTGTCTGCTGGTGTGGTGACGTTGACGACGACTGCTGCTCACGGCATGACGGGCGGCAATTTTGTTGTGGTGACGGGTTCAACTGCTGCCAATAATTTTAGTTTCAAGTTGTTGACGGCTTCTGGTTCTACGATGACGTTCAATAACGATCTTGGTGTTGCTGCTGGCGCGGTGGGTACGGTGATGCGTGTCAGTGATTGGACGACGGCGTCTTCTGTTTCCCCGACGGTGTCTTTTCTTGGCGTGAAGTCTGGCACGTATTTGTCGGTGCAGGCGAAGGTCACGGATGGGTACGGTAATAGCTCTTCGTGGTCGACGACGACGACGCATTTGACGGCTGCTGACAGTGTGGCTCCTGGGCAGCCTTCTGCGCCGGTTATTGTGCCTAAGTTGGGTACGTTGCAGGTTTCGTGGGACGGCAAGCTGAATGCTGGTGGCGCGCAGCCTTCGGATTACGCGTATACGGACGTGTTTGTTGCGTCGTCTTCTGGCACTTATTCTGCGTCTACGTATGCTGCGAGGTATTCGGGTGCGTTTCAGTTCCTTGTGACGAAGGATCCTGTGACTGGTTCGCCTTTGGTGCAGGGTTCAACGTATTACGTGCAGTTTGTGTCGTATGACAATACGGGTAATGCTTCTGCGGCTTCGACGATTGTGTCTAGTGTTCCGACTGCGTTGAAGGACAACGAGATCGCTGACTTGTCGGTGTTGAAGTTGACTTCGGGGGTGTTGACTGCTGATCAGATCATTTCTGGTGGTTCGATTACGACGAACGCCGGAACTGTGTCGAATGCGATTACGTCTATCGCAGCGAGTGGTGGTATTGCGACGGTCACTGTTGACGGCGATCACGGGTTGACGGTTGCCCAGCAGGTGGTGATTGCTGGTTCTAGCACGGCGAATAACAGTACGTGGACAGTGAACACTGTTCCGTCTGCGCGCGTGTTTACGGTGTCGTCTGGTGTGATGGTGACTGCTGGCGCGGCTGGTACAGCTCAGGGTATTGGGTCGCGGGTGCAGATGACTGCGGCTGGTTTGAGTGGGTTTACTGGGGCGTTGGAGACGTTCAGGTTAACTTCGGGTGGTATTTTTACGATTCAGTCTGCCGCTACTGGTTCTCGTATCGTTTTGGATTCTAATGGTTTGCGGGTTTTTAACGGCGCTGCGACTGTTGTTGATTTGAATGCGAGCGGTACTGCGACGTTTAGTGGGACGGTGAACGCTGCGACGTTTACCGGCAACATCATTGTTGGTAACACGATTAAGTCGGTTAGTGGCGTAAACGGCACGGCTAACGTTGCTGGTCTCATCATGGACAGTAATGGGATTCGCGCCTATAAAGCGGCGACGGCTACGCCTTTTCTTCCTATTCAGACGTTCTCTATTGATACGTCTGGGGCTGCTACTTTTTCCGGCACTGTCAGCAGTTCAGCGATTACTAGCGCAACGATTTCCAGTTCAACGATCTCTAGTTCAACGATTACCGGCGGTATTATTAGAACGGCCGCTTCTGGTTCGCGTGTCGTTATGGATGATCAAGTGGGGTCTGGACAAATATCTCTTTACACCGGCACTTCCGGTGAGATTAGCGGCCTAATCCAGTCGGCTTTTTTAAGCCTCACAGGAACAGCTGTTATCAGCACACAACTTGTGTCACCGACAACGGGCAGTATTTCTACGTCTACATCTATTACTCTTTACGGTAGAGGTACTGGTTCTTCAAGTACCACTCTTGTTCCTTACGGATCAACACCACATATCGAAATACAGCCGACGGATACATTTTCAACACAGTTAATTCTTGGTAACTGGGCAAGAGCAAACACGCCATCCGCGGCAGGTGGAACAACCACTGTCTCTCTCAGCACTGGCTACAGTGGTTTGATGGACTGGGATGGCTACTACATCATGATGCAGCCTTCAACAGGTACCCGTAATACTTACATAGGTGCCGGTCCTGGTGGTTTTGTCAGTATTCGACCGAACGGTAACGCTTACGGTATTACCGTCGATACCAGTAACGATCTTGTTCCCGATGTCGATAATGTCAGCAACTTGGGGACGTCAACTAAGCGGTGGGTGAATATTTCTGCTGCTGGGAGTATCACCGCTGGAGGCACTTTTATTGCCGGTGGCGGAGTGGTGCGACCAGACGCTAATACTGGTCTTTATCTTCGAGGCAATCAAAGCAATACATCAAATCAGATTGTGGTAAACGCAACGACGTTTAGTTACAACATTTGCAGCGTGGACTGGGTTCCGAGCGTAAACGCTGGCTGGAGCATTGGTAACACATCGTTTCGTTGGAACACTATTTTTGCTACCAACGGGACAATTAGTACGTCCGATAGCCGCGTGAAGACAGATATTGTGACGATCGACGACACTAATCCTCTTGGTATTGGCTTTATTCGTAGTCTTGTTCCGGTGAAGTACCGTTTTTCTGATGCGGGTAAAATGCAGGCCAGAAACGCTGACGGAAGCTTAACTTTTGACGCTGACGGTGAGCGTGTCATGGTCACTAAGACCGGTGTTCGTACACATACCGGTTTTATCGCCCAGCAAGTGAAAGAGTCGCTGGATGCTATTTCTACTGACTGGGGTGGTTGGAGTATGGGCGATGTTGACGACCCGGATTCGATTCAGTCGTTGCGTTACGAAGAGTTCATCGCTCCTCTGGTAGCGTCTGTCCAGAACTTGGACGCACGACTCACCGCACTAGAAACAGCTTAGGATGAAAACATGACTGACTTGATGGAATCCGTTCTCGGACACACCCGCCAACAGCTCGCCCAGGCGATGGCCGCGAACGCTGAACTTTCTGCCCTACTGGCTCAGGCGCAGGAGAAGATTGAGTCTCTGGAAAAGCCGCCTGTTTCCGGGGATAATGAAGACTAATCTGGTTGGAGGTGTCCGGTGGCGACTCGTACGCTGGCGTTGAAGTTTACGAATCATTCCGGTGCCCCTTTTGCGGGTAAGAAGGTGTGGATTACGCCGTCTACTCGCGTGTTGGACACTTCGGGCGCTGTGATCCTCGAGGGTGTGCCTATCGTGGTGACCCTTGATAGTGCTGGTGCCGCGAATGTCACGTTGCTGTGTACTGATTCCGCGAGTATCAATCCGACTGGTTTCACGTATCGGTGTACGCCTTCGTGGGCGAATAGTCGTCCGATTGATTTCCTTTTTCCTTCGGGTGCTGGTTCGTTGGCGTTGTCTAGTATTGGCTCGGTTCCTGCGACTGCGGGTACTCCAATTGTGGTGGGGCCGCAGGGTCCGGCGGGTCCTGTGGGGATTACGGTGTCGTCTACGGCTCCTGTTTCTCCTGTGTTGAATCAGTTATGGCTTCAGGTGTAGGTGTGTATGATGGGTTTTATTGTGTCTGTTGAAGGGTTGTTGTGATGGCTGCGATTGTCGCTGGCGATATTTTGTGGAAGTTTTCAACGACTTCTGGTTCGGCAGGTAACTCGACTGCGGGTACTAACGCGGGTCTTGGGAAGTACATTTCGACTTCTGCTTGGGCTGGTGGCGCGATCAATGACTTGTTTGATGATTTGACGGGTGCTCAGAACGCGGCGTCGCAGGTGGATTACCGGTGTTTGTTCATTCATAACACGAACACGGCTAACGCGTATCAGAATGCTGCGGTGTGGTTGTCTTCTGAGGTTGCTGGTGGTGCGAGTATTGCTATTGGTGTTGATACGACGGCTGCTTCGCTTGTTGGTTCCGCTGCGGCTCAGGCTTTGACTATTGGAAGTTTGACGACGGCCCCTGCGGGTGTGACGTTTGCTTCGCCGACTACTTACGCCGCAGCCCTTATTGCTGTTCCTTTGGGTACTATTCCGGTTGGTTCGTGTCGCGCTATTTGGGTAAAACGGTCTGCTGCTAACACTGCGGCACTGTCGGGTGACGGTGTGACCCTTGCGGTTCAAGGCGATACAGGGAGTCTCTGATGGCTAAAGCTGGATACACGGTTATCTCTGGGCAGGTGTCCCTTGCGGCGGCATCTACTCGAACCGTCCTTGCGCTGATTGCTCCATCGACCTTTGGCCTTGACCTGACGAAGGTTCGGATTGGGTTCGACGGAAGCACGAACAACCAGGCCTCGGTAGTCGTGGACTTGTGTGCCGCGACGTTCGCCACGAACTCAACGCCAGGAACCAACAACACGGCCGTGACACCGAACCAGATCTACGGTCGACAGATTGCAGTTGGTGCGACGGCGTTCGCGGCATCGGCTACGGGCTTTGAGCCGACCGTGCTGACCGTGCTAAGCAAGTTCCCGCTGTCACCTCAGGGCGGCCTTGTCATGTACGACATCCCCTTGGGCACTACCCCTGATTCACCCGTCTCGCAGGGCTTCGTGTTGCGATGCACCACACCAACGGGTGTCTCTGTAAATGCCTACGGTGAGTTCACGTTCGAGAGGTGCTGACATGCCCGCTTACTCCCTTGAGCGTGCATAGTGGACGAGGCGCTCGCCGCCCTGCTATTGCTTTTACCAGTCGGCGGCTACACGTTTAGTGACGGAAACGTCACGGTGACACTGGGCGCGCTGACGGGTGAAGGCTCGACGTTGCGAGCTGACACTGTTACGGCGACGGTTGACGGTCAGCCAGTCGAAGTGCCTCAGCCGCTGTTCTTGACTGGTTGCGCGGTTCTGGCTGGTGAAGTCGACGGTGTGACGATTGACCCGCGTGAGCAGTTGGAGCTCTTTGTTGTAATGGTCATTCGCGGCTTGGCGGGCGTCTGATGCCTACAGCGGTCATTGTTCCTCAATACGGAGGACTTTATACTGCAGAAAATGCATCATTTGCTGTTGCTAATTCAGGTAGCGCTACAAGAACTGATATTCGAACTGCAACGTATACTGGATACGGGTCTGACCCTGACAGCGGCCTGTGGACTGCACAACAATTTTTCCTCTGGTTTGATTTGTCGGGCATCCCTGCTGGCTCAACAATCACTTCCGCCACATTTGCATTTACCAACTATGGGCCTAGTTCTGGGTTTTTAGTACAGTCCACTCCTGTTTTTCAGGCTCGTCTGTATTCTGGAAAACCCACTGTCATTGTTTTGTCTGCAACTAAAAGCGGAAACGTCGTAACTGTGACGACAGATTCTCCTCATCGGTATTCAGTTGGCGATCAGTTTCTTTATTCAGGAGAGTACATTTATGGCAGTAGGGCGGCGAATAATGGAACGTACACGGTTGCTTCGGTTGAATCTGCCACCTCTTTAACATTCACTTCAACAACTTTTGTTGCGGGCGTGACTTCACCGGGGCCGGTAACCATAGATCAAATGCAGTGGCTTAGTTCATCTGCGATGGGTGCGCTGACACTTGCCGCAAGTAGGCCTACTAGCACTATGAGCAACTTTACTCGCTACTCACTTTCAAATACAGGGACCGTTCTTGTTGATGAGATTACTTCTAAAGCGGGTTCCTATTTCGGTTTGGCTTTTACTCACAGCGCCTACGCGCCTACTCTTGGTTCAGAATCCCAAAACACTATCGGAATTCCCTCACCGGGGTATACAACTCCAGCAGAACGACCTGCCCTAACAGTCACTTACACTGAACCTTCTGTGCCGAAAATTAGTATTCGCGGGTATGGCTCAACAAATACTGGTAACGGTTGGGATTCAAATTTCAGCGGTCTTCTTAGTGTTGGTGCCCCAACTTTTAACGTTGCGCCACAAAACGGGGATCTTGTTGTTATCGTCGGAGTGCAGAGTCATGACGAAACAGGTGACAACGGCACTAGTGGTGTTTCTTTGTTTCTCGGTGGTGTTTACTACGCCCCCGGCTATCCAAGCGGTGCGCGAGCAGATGTTGGTCCTGCTTTAACTAGGGTTGCAGATTTTTATGGCGATCCAGCAACGGGTGAAACTTATACGGGTGGAATCAGAATGACGGTGTGGTCCGTTAAATGGGTAACTGGTTCTTCATACTTTTTTATGGGCGATGCGGGGGCAAATGCGTGCTCTTTTGAATTTTTTGCGTTAACTGGGGCAGACAGTGTTACACCAACCACGTTTACCACATCTCCGGGAGTGGGCTACACAACGTCATCAACACCGACGACCCTCGGAAATTTCACTGCCGGTTCTGTGTCTAGCGCGTCCATTCCATCTGTCACGGTAGCCCAGAGTGGCGACATGGTGATGGCTCTTTCTGCCGCGACTTCTGGCACTTTTGGTAGCAGCGGAACGTGGACAAAGCCAATCGCTACCGACCCGCAAGTTGCTTTTGGCGGGTCAGGCCAAAGTGTTCTGCAGATGCAATACAAAACCCCTAACGCGGGAGTTTTGTCATCTGACTCAATCGGTTTGACTAGCGGTAAAAATGTCCTAACTACGGCCCTTACCATTATACAGGCGGTTGCTGGCGGCCCACCGTCTGCTCTCGTGTCCAACGCTGCCGTAACCCGCGCTTCAAGGTGGTGACCTGATGGCAATCGCGGGTAGGGGCTATAACGCTTCAATCATTGTTCAGCGTACCGCGAACGTTGCCGCAATCACGCTCACTAGCGTCAACGATACTCGTACCGCTACATGGAATACGACAAGTGCTGTTGATAGTACCCGCGGTGTTTTGTGGAATACGAACGCCGCGTCAAGCAACACACGAGTTGCTTCGTGGAACGTCTTAACTGCTGCGGTAAACAGTCGTGTCGCGTCGTGGAATGTCAACGTTGGTGTCAGTAACGCGCGGACGGTTTCGTGGAATACGGCTGCTTCCGTCGCAGGTACACGGGTCGCTTCGTGGAATACAAACGCGGCGCTCAACAACACACGCATAGCATCGTGGAACGTGAAAGCGTCAACGAGTAACACACGTACCGTATCGTGGAACGTCAACACGGCAGCAAGTAATACACGCAACGCGTCATGGAGTGTTCTTTCTAGCGCCACTAATAGCCGTGTCGCGTCGTGGAATGCGCTAGCTGGGTTGTCTAACAGTCGTGTTGCGTCATGGAACGTCGCGGCTCTTATTCTGACCGTTGTTTCTCCACGCGTCGCGTCATGGAACACGTTTGCTTCTCTCACAAACAACAGAAACGCTTCGTGGAACGTGAAAGCGTCAACGAGTAACACACGTACCGTATCGTGGAACATCAACACGTCCACGAGTAATACACGGGTCGTTTCGTGGAATGTTCTGAGCGGTCGCAGTAATACGCGTGTCGCTACGTGGAATACCCGCGGCTTGGTTTCTGGTAGCCGTGTCGTTTTGTGGAATGTGGACGGTAACGGTCCTGACGTTTTTCAATGGAATGGTTCAACGTGGGTTCGTGGTTTCCTGTTCCGCTGGAATGGTTCAGCGTGGGTTTCCGCAACACCTAAATACTGGTCTGGAACCACATGGATACCTACAAAGTAGGTTGCTCAGCGTCTGGTTTCACGCGAAGATGTAAGTCAATAGACTTGACTTTTTTGGAGCATAAATGGACCCCGATGCGTTGAACCAGGCGCGAAACGTTTTAGAGATTCTGGTCATTGTAGGGGCTGTGATTGCTGGTGCGTGGAGGATCCGCGCGGGTATTGATAAACGTGGTACGGATCTTGAAATACAGATGGCTCATGCTGAAAGTGAGCGTGACGCGATTTTGAACGAGCTTGAGACGTTGAAGGTGTCTTTGTCTCGCGAGTTTGGTGGTAATAGTGGTGGGATGCGTGAAGCGATCAACCGCATTTCAATAACAGTTGATGCTCTTGACGTGAAGTCGAATGCGTTGAGTGTTGAGATTGGTGAACTTCGGGGTCGTTTCGATCAGCACATGTCGCGGATGTAAAGGTCCAGAAACGCAAAAAAGAGTACAGTGAGCCCCCACCCCCGTTAAGGGGTGAGGGCTCACTTGTGTTTACAGGCCGATGCCTTCCATGTACTCCTTGGGATTCATTCTGTTGAATGTGGCCCGGCCTGCTGGTGCTGATGATGCTGGGGATGGGACGGTCAGCGGCCCGCCTCCTTGTTTACCGTCCGAGAACCAGACGGCGACAACCCTGATCGCGTCAAACAGGGTCAGGACGCGGGAAAGAATTCCAGCTGCTTGCTGGAACTGATTGAACCGGACGATTGTTGCGGGCGATGCTGCTCGAGCGAAAGCATATCCCGCGCCTGCCACGGCGACCGCCATGATAAGGTATTGCATTCGTTTTCCTCCTGAAATTTGAGTAAGGCTTGCTGCCCGGTGACGTACCGGTTTACCGCGTGCTCCCAGAGGGCGTGATATTTCTCTGGGATGCAGTTGTAGGCGTTGATCCCACCAGATTCCACCTGGTGTTCTATGAACTGCTTGTCGTACATTGCGATGCGCAGTTTGGATCCGCAGGTGCAGGTGTCTTCAGAAAGGATGTAGTCACATGGACACGTATTTCCGTCGAACTGGCAGGCGGGGCCGTGTTCTGTGCTGGTGCGTGTGTGCGTGTGTTCTCCTTCTCCGCATTCGCTTCTGCGGCATGTGGAGGTGTGCACGGTTTCGGCTTCGACCACTCGGCAGTGACAGAGAGCCAAATAGTCAAACTCTTCCATCTCGCTGCCGACGCTCCATAGCAACTCTTCGGAGTAATACAACGCGGAGATTGGGTACTTGTCGTTGTATTTAGATATGGACTGGCCGATTTCTATCGCGGCTTCTTCCGTGATCGGGATGACTGACATTGCGTTGACGAACACGCAATCGATCTCGTGATATGAATAGCCGTCCGCGACAGAGTTGCAGCCCCAAGGGGAGGCTTGACCGAGGGGATCCGAACCGCCAAACCACCACTTGTCTCTTGTGCTGTAGATCCGCTTCTCGTTGTATTCGCCGCTCATTTCCGCGACGAGAATGGGCCCGGGCATGTCATATTCGCTGCACCATAGTCGTACATCTGACGCGACATATCCGGAAACGTCCAGCGGTGACTTGTATTTCACGACCGCTGGCGAGAAAAACATGAGCCCGTTTTGGGTGAAGTAGGACGCGCCGTAGTTACAGTCATCGTGTGCGACTGCAACTAACAGCGCGTACCCCGAGGAACCAGGGGACAGCATGCTCACTGTCCCCTGGTTGTATTCACGGTCGTACTTGGCAATGAGCGGGTATCCGCTCCATTTACCAAGCCAAGGGTCGTCTTCGGTCACTTCCTTCGTGCTGCCTTGCGCTTCTTTGAGGCGTGAGTGACCTTGCGGGCGCGGATCATTTCATCCGCGTAGTCCTTCATTTCGTCCTCGGAGGTGAGGACTGTGCCGTCCGTTGTGACGGCGTGGAAACCTTCGCCAGCGACTTCGGTGAAAGCAACACCAGTGCCGCATGCGGACGGGTGCAGACCAGCAACCTCTTCTTCCGTTTCTTCAACGGTTTCTTCTGCCGCGGCGAGGTAAGCAACCCACTCTTGGATTGCGTCGTCAAGCTTCTTCGCCTTGCGCTGCACGAGAGTCAACAACAGCACCACGATGATGCTTGCAGCGAACACCGCTGCAACAACGGCTGCCATGTTGCTGCCGACGGAGAGGAACGCGGTCACTGATGACCAGATGACTGCTACCCGAGCCCACATAGGGGCGAGTTTCACGATCGGCACGAATCGCGCGGCGAACGCGACTCCGACTGCGGCCCACTTCTTGACGATGGGATTTGCTGCGATGTCTGTCAGGATTTTTGCAGCGAACAGCAACTTCGCGGTCCTGCTGGTTGTCCTGATCACGTCTGGATCTGCGGCTGCGGTGTGGACCGTTTCGCGTGTCTTGGTGATGCGTTGAACGAGCCCGTCACGGATGGACCGGAACGCGCCGACGACGCGACGCACAACGTTTGCAGTCTTGCGGACGATCGGGCGCTCCTCGTTGAGGACCGTGAGAACGGTTTCCCCGGCAGCGTCAGCGACACTGTCGGTCATGGCGTTGATGCGTGTGACGATCGATTCAGCGCTTTTCGCGATGGCGTTCAAACCCTCGATCACGAACTCAAGATTCGTTTCGTTCGCCGCTACTGCCGTAGTGCCTGCGCCGGGTCGAGCGCCTTGCGGGGTTCGTGCCCACGCGCTCTTGATGGTGGTGAACATGGTAGACCTTTCGGGTTGTGGATCTTGGGCTGGTCCCAAAACTCCAAGG